TTACAAAACCATTGTCCTGTCAAGATATTCTTCCATCTTTTTCCTTTTTATAAGGTTTTTTCTTCCTATAACAAGAACAAGTTCATTTCTGTTTTCGTTCACAATTTCCCTCATTCTGTCCTTTCCAATATTAAAATAAGCCGATGCTTCTTCAATAGTAAGGTTATACTTTTCACATACTGGAATTTCTTTTTTCACTTCTATCATCTCCTTTGCCTTATTTATTTTCCAATCAATCCTTGATACTCTTCTTATGACGGTTGATTCCGACATATTGCATTTCATCTCTATTTGTCTTAATGTATAGCCTTTTGATATGCATTTGAATATTTGTTCTTCATCTTCTGTGAAATTGCAAATTTTTTCAATTTCATCAAGTTCCGGCTTAGTCAATGAGGATAAATACTTTCCTAATCTCATAAGCCTTTTCCTTTCCTATAATTTTTTGTTTGGTTTATTGGCTTCATCAACCAACGCAATTAAAAACTCCTGCGTTTTTCTCGGAAGTTCACTATGTTTGATTTCCGCAATTACTTCTCTATACTGTTCTTCTGATAATCTTTCCATGGTCTATTTCTCCTTTTTGATATAATATTCCGCTCTCTTGTAATTCTCTTCTTGCTTCTTTAGCTTTTCGGGAGCGTGATTTTTCCACATTCATCTGATAGTGCTTTTCGCATACCTTGTATCCATCTTTTACTTTTCCACCGCAAAAGCAACACAATCCGTTTTCAATCCATGTTTTCTTTTTGGTGCTAGCTTTTGCTCTCTGACTATTTCTGCTTTTCTCCCTGCATATTCCACAAGTCAAGTAGCCGGAATCGGCTTTTCGCTTACGGCACCGTGGACAAATACCTTTTTCTACGTCCTGCTTATATGTAAGTTTCGCCCATTCCTTGTGTCCTTGGTTATATCTCTTTCGTGCTTCTTCACTTTTATTTCTTCGATTATTGCATTGTATTGATTCATTTGCACGGCATTCCGGGCATGATGATTCACTACTGCCGATTGGAACCTTTCTGCAAATAGGACATATGCCAACTTCTTTATAGCATTGTTTATTTCTTCTTTCGTTCTCCGACTTTTTACTGCGACAACTTATACATCGTAAGCCGTCTCTGTCTAGTGGTTTTCCACAATCAATGCAAAGTCCGTTCTGCTTTCTTCTATCGTACAATCGTTTTTGATAGATATTGCTCAAACAAACACCTCACTCATCCTCATCTGATTTAAGGATTCGGACACCGCATTTATCTCTGACTTTATCTATGTACCAATCAACATTAAACTTTGTTGGGTCTTCATCCATCTTTACTGATTCATCAGATATACGTTCAATAAGCCGATTGATTTTTTTGTTTCCAAATCCAAATTCTTCGCAAAGTGCAAGAAACATAATTCCGGTAGCAAGTTCAAATCCCTCATTCTTACCAGTTATATATGCCCTTGCCATAAGTTTTGTTTGTGTTGGCTTACCGCCGGTCAATTTCTCCTGCACACGTTTTTCTCTCCGCATTGCTGCTCTTTTGTTTACTGCCATGTTATCCGTCCTTTCTAGTATTTTTACTTACTTAGTCACTTGTTTTTGAATTATTATTCATGCCACCTGCTTTTACAATCTCGATTGCTTTATTTAATCCGTTGCAATAACAACAATGACTTTCATCCTCTTTGCAAGTAGGAAGTTCACAAATGGAACATTTTTTACTTTCATCTTCCAACTGTTTCAAAACCTTATCTTCCTCATAAGCGGTTGGAATATTTTTTAATTTATTTATAAATCTTTGCAACTGTAAAACAGATACTTCTACTTTCATGGTGTTAGGTCTACCACTTGTGTAAACTTCAAGTTCATCTATGACATCATTTACCTCACTTCTGCTTATTAAATCACTCATTCTTACCACCCGCCTTTACTATCTCAATTGCCTTTTCTATGATTCCACGAATTGCAAAATCTTTTTCATTGAATCTATCTCTCAATTGTTCAAGATATTCTATAACCTTATCTACATCATAAGCGGTAGGTTGACTATCAATCTTTTCTGCCAAAGCACTATACATATCATTACTGTTTGTTTTTGTAAGAAGAATATCTATAAACCATTGTTGTGATAATTCTTCCTTTAACTCATCTGCGTCAATCAGTCTCATTCTTGCTCACTCTCCTTGTAAGGCTTTGGCAATGGCATCCAATAATTAACCTTACAATCATACAAATTTGTATGATTATGCCATCGGTTATATCCATAATATCCAACACAAATATCATCACGATATTCTCCATCACACGTTCCACCTCTAATTTTGCCAGATAAAGCAACAAGAACATCTTCAAATTCCTCTGGCTTTCTTTCATTTACAGAAATCCATTGATTATTTGATTGGTTTTCAATTTCTGATATTACCGTTTCTACACTCTTAATATGTTCGCTCATGTTTCCTTTCTCATAACATAAATTACAGTTATCACATTTTTCGTTATTGCAATCTTCATAAATGCCTTCAACTTGTTTCTTTTGGCATTTAAGGTATGCTTTTAGCTTTTCTATTGCTTCATCTAATTCTAGTTCCATCTTATTCGCCTCCTTCCAACAATTCCGGATTGTCAAAAATGTTGCCGATAACTTCCCATTTACTGGAATCGAAATCTTCAATTAAATCAACATCTCCATCTGCCGAACCACGAACATCCGAATTTTTGTATTTGTGTGTGCATATTCCAAGTCCTGTAATATCATCACACCAACAAACCTCTGCAAAGTAATCATGTTCTGAATCCAAACCAGAAAGGTACGGATAAATAAAACCATCCATAAGGTCATTTTCAAAAATAAGGTGATGGTACTTATCCCTTTTCCCTATACATCGGCAAATGGTATTTTTGTCAATTGAAACCATATTGCCATTTTCTTCAACAATAAAATAACTTTCTACCATTATTCCGACAACATAGCCCTTGCTAGGTGCAAATGTATATACACATGAACCTTGCACCCATTCTCCGTTATCAATTCGCTTTGCTTTGAATAAATATCTATCTTCCATATTTTCTCTCCTTAATCTTGCAAATCTTCAATTTCTTCCTCTGTTGCTTCTCCGTCAATCGTTTCGGTGCGATATTTCCAACCGGCTTGATAACCATACATTGTAAATTTCTTGCCACAATTATCACAAGTGTATTCGTTGGTATCTTCGGTATAGCAATCAACACATTCACCACCTATGTATGTTTCTTCGTAAGACGGCTCGTATTCTTCGCCACAATAAGGACAGATTATATTCTCGTCATCTTCATAATTCCAATAACTATTGCTCATATTTCCTCCTATCTGCTTCTGATTGAAGCCATTCAAGTATTGTTGGTGCTTTTGCTTGACAATCTTTACAAGAAATTTTATCTTGCTCACAGTCTTTATTTGCATATCCTATAAAATCTACAAAGCAAGTGTTTTTTATTTTCTGTATAAACTCTGCCAACTCTTCATCCGACATATTCCTTATCCTGTCGGCATTGGTGTGTTTCACATCAACAAGTTCAAAACACTCATCACGCCATTTCAATACATTATCAATATTGAATGAACTGTAACCTACATGGTAATAATCTTCGCCGACTTTTTTGTACTTGATTTCGTAATATGGCTTGTTGTCTGCCATCCTTACGATAGTTTCCAGAGACGTAACTTTGCTTTTTGTATCATCATTTTCTGAAACTTTGCTATCGCATCTGCAACAAGGCTCATTATCTCTTGAATTTCTGTTGCGCTGGCAGTTGCAGTCGTGTGTCTTTTCCTTTGTAGCTAAGTCAAGGTAATATTTCAAATCTTTTATCAAACTGATAGTTCCGTAGAGTTGTTTTTCTTCAAGCATTTCAACAACTTCCGGTATTCTTCTATCAAAGTCACGCTCGCTTACGCTTTTAAGAAATTTATCCATTTTCTCCACCTCTCAATTCTTCCAACTTTTTAAATTAAGTCCGCCGCACCTAATACAATAAAACTTTTTATATCCTCTTGCGTAGTCACACAAATAACCACAATGTCCGCAATATTCATTTCCATTACTAACTGATATTTTTTTAGGTTCTGACACATTATTCCTCTCGAACAACTCTCCATGTTTGCATCCTATGCAATAATCTTCTTTATGCTTGCAAATATTACAATCAATCATTGTTACACCTCAATTCTTTTAGTTTTGCTTCTGCTTCGGATTCTCCTAATTCAATGCCAGAAAAACATCTACTTGCATAAGCCTCTTCGTAACACCAAAAATAACTCCGTCAATGGACATTCAGAACACTTACACTCTTCGTGGTGACAAGTTGCTTTAGTATGAACACATTCTCTGTGTTCTACTTTATCATCAGCAAGTGGCAATTTAAGAAGTCTGCTCTTTTCCTCTAAATCCTCATACTCTTTTAATTTAAAGTACGCTTTCCGCCAATATTCAGCATTATCAATCAACGTAGGTATTTCTTTCCCGCTATTAGTTAATCTTTTCATCATAGTCTCCTTTCTTGATGTATATAAATTCTGAACCGTTTTTTGTCCAACATACTATTGCGTTAGGAATTTGCTCACAATCATCCATTCCATCAACATATAATCCACAAGCCGGTCTATAATCAACTATGGTTTCTGAAACAAGAGATTGTGCCTCTTTCAACACATCGCTATATTTCATTTTCTTCTCAATCTTTTTCGCCCACAAATCTCGCTCATATTCTAGATGCTTGATAAATCCGTCAAGTGTATCAATATCACTAAAATATATTTCTGCTCTGACCGTAGACATTGACTGCTTTAATTCATCGTTGCTTACATTGTGACCTCTTGGAAATTTTTTCTTACTGTCCAAGATTGCAAACATCAAACCATTCTTAAAATTTGGATGATGATATGCGGTTAAAATCTTTGTTCCCAACCCCATCATTATTGGATATTGTCTTTTTAACATTTCATTTGCTCCTTTCTCCGTCAACCCTTTTAAACTGTTCGCAAGAAACATTTAATAAACAACCGCATTTTTCAACTTCCATTCCTCCCCAATATGTTTTGTACCTGTAGGAATTTTTACACTTGAAACAAAACTCTTTACCGCTGTTTACCTTATAACTCGTTTTCTTATCTCCTAATTTCTCTTCCAAATTTCTGTTTACTCTTTCTAGGTCTTTGCACTTATCCTTTAATTCTTTAAAATCGTCAAGCAACTTGCTATACTTCTTCTTGCTTAAAATCTTCATCCAACCACTTCCTTTCTCAAATAATCCATATATCCCTTTGATACGCTTAACACATAGATAGAAATTGCATTTGTCATTCTTTGCAAGAAATCATCATCTTCCTTGTAATCTTCGTATGACTTGAAAACAACTTCTTGAATCTGTGCGTATTGTGCTTTGCCTTGGCTGTTAATATAAGAAGTTAAATCCATGACCTTTCCAGTTTTTATTTTTGATTCTAGGTACTGCGTCAATTCAATTTGACCGTTAATCTGTTCCAATATCATCACCTGCTATCTATGTTTGATTTAAACAACTTTTCCACATATAAGTCCATTGAATGGCACAACTTAACGCAATTTCCGTGCGACGCATGATTTTTCCATGCATTGTATTTCTCATAAAATTTTGTTTCAGTCATTCTTTCGGACTTAACGAGTTTTACCCACTTTATTATCTTTTTACGGATTTTTCTCTTGTTTTCACCTTTTAGCCTGCGTATATACTTTCCATCCTTAGTTATGTAGTGGTGGAACCCCAGAAATGGTATTCCACACTTAAACGGAACAATTTGCGTTTTGCCGTTTAGCGTCAAACCAAGGCTTTCTACAAATTGATTTATGCAATCAAGACACCCTTTCAAATATTCCTTGTCGTGGTGTATCAAATAGAAATCATCCATATATCTTCCATAAAGATTGATTCCAAACTCGCCTGTAACCATATGGTCTAATCCGTCAAGCATAAGCAAAGCATATATTTGAGCCACTTGATTTCCTAATGGTACCCCGATACCATCTGTGCTATCAATAAGCAAATGGTTAAGCCACATTGTATAATTGTCTGGAAAGTAATAGTCAACTATATCTTTTAATATCTCGTGGTCGATACTATAAAAGAATTTAGTTACATCACATCTCAAAATCCATCCATCTAACTTGTGTTTTTGGTAAAACTCTAACATCTGTTTTTTTAGACAATCCATGCCGAACAATGTTCCTTTGTTTTTCTGCCCGGCATAGTTTGTCTTGATAAACTGGCTTTCCAGTCTTGGATGTAAAATCGTATCAGATAAGCAATGCTGAACAACCTTATCCTTAAACGAACAAGAACGTATCAATCTTTCTTTAGGCTCGTAGACCTTAAATTCGTTATATGGATTCATCTTGTAGGTTTTGTTTTTCAACTGCTCTAGCAAGATATGAACGCCATCTAGGCTCATTGTTTGGAATCTAGCACAACTTTCATTGCGCCTTTTACCAGCCTTAGCACGTTTATAAGCGTTATAAAGGTTCTCAAAATTGCATATAATACTTTTATCATCCATAATATAAACTCCTTTGTATTTATCCTTTTAGGAAAGGTCATGTGCTTTTCTGTATCTTTCTCTGATTTCGGCTTAATGCCTACTCTAACTGTCTGTTTGTCACAGAATGGGCGCACGCCGTTGTTGTTGTTGCAATTGTTGTTGTTGATGTTGCCGGACGGCGAAACAACCGATTAAGCAGCGCATAACCTATGATTTTATCTTTCTTTGTCTTTTGTTCTCCATGCGATTGCCATATGCTTTACATCGCATACCATTTTCGACCAATGACCGACACATTTTATGTTGATTAGTCCTAAACTGTTTGATAACTCTATGTAATACAAGAGTTCATCACAATGTGTTATTGCTCTTGTCTGCAACTCTAATCGTTCTCTCTTGTATGCTTTTATATCCGTTCTATTTGCTTCAAGCAAACATTCGTAGATTTCAAGCGACTTGTTCTGCATCTTGTCCACAAGAGAAAATCTAAATTTCTTTGGATAGTGATTACAATTTGATGTCTTTTCCAAAGTGTGCTTTGCTAAATCTTTTGCCTTTAGAATTACAGTAAGTTCTTTACTTGCCATAATCATCACTCCGATTCAAAGAGATTAGGTGAAAAGATACAAAGTGGGCGCACGCCGTAGTCGTCGTGGCAATAGTAGTAGTTGAAGTTGCCGGACGGCGAAACAACCGATACTTGCGTTTCATATCCGTTGCAAGGTGTACTCCAAGGAGTTAACAGCCACCACCACTGTTCATTATTAGGAATCAATTTTCTGTATTGTCTGTAATCGTCAACGGAAAGAAGAGATACATAATCCGTGCAATCTCCATATTCATCCTGTCCATCAAGAGACAATAAATCTCTTCCAAACGGAAGAATATTTTTTTCCATAATCTCATCAGCAATTTTCTTATAAAAATCGTTATTGAGATATTCACGCAGACTACTTAGTTTCCAATTGTTTGTTTCCGAATCAAAAATTTTTCTTTCCTCTAATGCATCTGAAAGACAAACATATCCGCAAGGTTTGATGTCAAGGATTCTCCATTTTGTTCCGGCAACCTCAAAATAATCGCCGACCTTCAATCCATTGAGATTTTCTTTCATCTTTTCACTTTCCAATTTATCAATCCGCTTTTCAAGCATTTCAACTCTTTTCTCTAAGTCCATATTATTCTCCTTTCGATACAAAGATATTAGATTTTAAGATACAGAAAGGGCGCACGCCGAAGATGCCGTAGCAATCGTTGAAGTCGACGCCGCCGGACGGCGAATCAACTACAATAGCATACTTCAACCCTCTTTCAGCAGTAGACCACGGTGTAATTGTCCAATAGTAATCTGTCAAATCTTCATTCACAAGCAAATCATTGTATTCTCTGACTTCGTCAAAAGTAATAGGGCGAACCTCACAAATACAATCATTAAACTCGTTCTGATTATCAACACTCGTCAATGGCACGGAATTCTCAACAAGATTTCCAGCACCGACATTTTCCAAAATAATAGGCTTGATTTTTTCGTCAATATACTTTTTCAAAGCAGATTTATTGTAATCTCTTGTATCTCCATCAAACCGAACATTTTCAGCCATAAGGTTTTTGGAGATTACGTTTGTCGTTTCGTAATTCTGCTCCAAAACAATAAATTCACGTTCGCCAATCATGAATGTTTCGCCCGGTTTCAATGACCTCAAAACAACCTTTTCCTTTTTATCTTCACTCTTCAAAATTTCAAGAGCCTTTTCAACTAATTTAATTGCTTCTTTCATTTCAATACCTCCGTTGATTTCGATTTTTTACTGCGATTTTGCACATCATTAAAAATTGCAAAAATAATCTCATGCGATAATTTAGTTGCATATTTTTCTCCGATTGCAATGCCTGTTTCCGTAAACTCTTTCCACCAGGAATCATCATCTTCCGGGTAGTAATATTTCTTACGCCAATTCCAAATATCAGTCCACATATGCTGTTCTTCTGGAATCTGCGATGCATTTACGCTTCCCATGCAAACACCACCTAACTAAATATTGAATTATCGTAGTCCTCAACAAATCCACCGCTTTCGTTATCCCAACCAAGACAAATATTCAAATCATCGTGGTCTCCGTAGATTCGTTTGGACTTTTCATCGTAGTGTACTTTCCAACCTCTGTATGAAGTTCTTCCAAATACACGATTTTTAGTAACCGAAATTACTCTCGGATAATTTTCCATCGTATTCTCATCTTTATTTACGTTGTAGTGAATAATCACTCCTGCTGAATTGACAATATCTGAATCGCCACGAATCGAATCGTCCATATCTTCATCATCAATCCCACTATCTTTTCTCTTGTGAGCCACTAAGATAATACAAACATTGTAAAATCTAGCCATATCCTCTAGTGCGTTTGAAACTTCGCTCTGTGCTTCCAACTTACTTCCCTTAACTCTCGTTTTGTTTATCATTGTCATTAAATTATCAATCACAATAACTCTTACATTTTGGCTTACTATCATACGTTCAATCGTATTCAGCAAGTCAGTATCTTCATCTTTAACCATAGTTCGGTCGTAAAGCATACACTTTCCACGATACCACTCTACAATCTTATCTTTCGCAGATTTGCGAACGTAACGCTTTACATAATCTCTCCTATCTTCTTCCACTACGTTTGCCGGTCCAGCAATTTGAAAATCAATCGCATTCTTAAAAAGATAGTTTGGCATTTCCCCGGAATATACAAAAACATTGTCACCTTTGTCTAATGCCCTTGTTATAATCTGCCCTACAAAAGTTGATTTCCCTTTTCCTGATTTTCCAGTAACGATGGTAACAACACCGAATGGGATTCCTCCGCAAAGCAAGTTATCTACATCCCCAATACCGGTCGGTATCTTTTCAATACTGTATGGGTCAAGTTCCTTTACATCTGCCAAATCAATCACATTGTCGATTGGCAGCTTAACCGATTCTTCAACGCATTTTCTAACCTGCTCTGCTCCGTATTTGAGAAGTATCTCGTTTGCGTCCTTGCAGTCTTTGTAATTGTCCTCTCTGACGTGTTCTACACGGTCTTTTAGACGTTTTGCAAGTTCATCCAACAAAGATATTGAGCCTTTCTCAAAATCTCCAAAAACGATGATTTTTTTCCATTTGCAAAGCCAATCCCAACAATAGGGAATCCATGTAAAGCCTTTGGCACCGGTTGGAACGGACACTACGTTTGGTACGCCTGCTGTAGCAACTGCTAATGAATCGAGCTGACCTTCCGTCAAAGTAAGCGTATCAAAACTATCATCACATTGTTTCATTCCAAACAATATCGGTTTTGTGCTTGCTTCGCACCACTCCTTGTTGGCGTCCTTTGCCTTGTCAAAATCCGTTTTTCTGTACTTGACAAATTGCAGTACACCATTTTCGTCATAGAACGGAAATACAAGAATGTTTGGATGGCTAGTTTGTACGGTAATTTCGTACTTTTTGGCAACTTCTTCGGATATACCACGGCTTTCCAAATACTGAATTGCTTCCGGCTTTGGTTTAATTGCTTCTTTTGGTTGCTTCAACCGCTTGTATCTTTTCTTTGGACGGTAATACTCGTCAACCTCGTTGCCAAGAGAAAAATCAAAATCCTTTGAAAGCGTTACCATGTTGCCGGAGATTCCACAACTTGCTCTTAAACACTTAAACTGTCCAGTTTTAAGATTTATCGAAAAGGTACGAACATTTCCTCTTGTAGCTCTTGGCTTGCAATAAGGGCAAGTCTTAAAAAACAGTTCGCCACCGTGTTCCTTAACCTCAATTCCAACATGACGAGCAAAGTTGTAAGCATCATCCGGGTTAAACTCGTAAACTTTATATCGCATTACCAGTCAGCACCTACTTCCTCTTCCTCAACTTCCGGAACAACTTCTTCCGGCTCTGCTCTAGGTTTCAAAATCTTTGGAGCATTTTGAAGATAACTCTCAAACTTCGTTCCAAACAAAGTTTCTGGACGCAAATACTCTTTCATCTTCTCATCTGATTTCCAATCGTTGCATTTACTGTCTATTACACGTTTAAAATCTTCCAAAGTGAATTTTTCTTTAAGCCTTGCATTGATAAGGCTTTGTGTCTTTTTGGTACTGTATCTGTAACTTGCACCAGTCTTTTCATTCAAGTAATCAATGATTTCTTTTACCAAAGAGGTTTCCGTCGTGCTTTGCTCGACAATATCACTTTTCTTTTCTTCTCTAACCTTATCTTCTCTATGTTCCACTTTGTTATCAACTTGGTTACAATCTGTTTCCGAATAGTTGTCATTGTGTTTCACTTCTGTGTAATTTTTGTTGTCACTCTTGCTACAATTCGGGTACATCTTGCCACATTTTAAGGTGACTCTTGACCTCTCATCTGTATACAGTGTTGGAGTGTACCTGTCCTTTGCAATTGAGTTGTGCAGAAACCAATGTTTGATAAGTACCACGTTAGAGTTTTCAAACGTAAGTATATATCTCTTCCTTTCAAGGATTTCAAGGTCTTTTGGAGTTGCCTGACATTCTCTTACAATTCGGTTTGGAGCATCTACAAATCCATCATCATCGGCTCTCATGCACAGATGAAAAAACAATCCTTGTGCAGTTAATGGCATGTCCAAAAACACATCCGAACTAATCAATTTTCGTGAAAACATTCTCTTATCAGCCATCTTATATGTCTCCTTTTTTAGTTAAATGGCAGTCCGTCCTCAACACCATCTGGAATGTTCATGAAATCATCATTTCCAGATTTATTATCATTTTTTTGATTCTGTTCTGCCGTTGCCTTGCTTTCAGCAAACTCGCAATTATCAACAAGACAATCATTTGTATATACCTTGTTTCCATCCTTATTGGTGTAACTTCCAGTCTGCCAACTACCCTCAACCGCCAACTTTGTTCCTTTTTTACAATATTTTTCAACAAATTCAGCCGTTTTTCTAAAGCAAATACAACTTATAAAATCAGCCGTAGGTTGATTGTCTCTTTTGAATCTGCGGTCTACTGCAAGAGTAAATCTTGCTACTGCCATTGAATTTTCTCCCTGCGTATATCTGATTTCTGGGTCTCTTGTTAATCTGCCAATTAAAATTACTTTGTTAATAAGTCATTCCACCTTTCTTTTCTGTATGCATCTTAATCATAGGGTATCTTTCATTCTCTCTAATCTTCATTTAAATATTTTTCTTCATTTAAATATTTTTTTCTAATACTCAAAATATCTGACAAAGGAAGTTTCCCGCCTTTTGGAATAATCCTTTCAACCAGCAAATCCTCTTTTGGAAACTGATAATAAAAATCATTAGCATATTCTTTTGTGATTTTTCCAACAAGCACATCCATCAAAAGAACTAAAGCATTATCTTTAAATCGTTCCAATACCATTTCAGCTGTTTCGCTAGAAGAATAAGTAGCCATCAAAATATTGTCATCATTTCCAACAACACGGCAGTAAATAACCTCTTCCTGTCTCCAAACACAACACATATCGTATGGAACATCAATTGTTCCGTTTTGGCTTATAATTCTCATAATTATTCCTCGTTTTCTTTTAATCAATTTCCTCAATTTCAACAACAACTCTAGGGTTTGAAGCATCTACCATTGTATGAAACTCCGAATCAAGAACATCATCCCATCCGTCATTTCTAATCACTTTTGCTAACTGTAATGCGTCCAAAAATGATTTTTCAACCGCACTGCAAAGATTTCCTCTGTCGTGCCTTTTATCACTTGAAAATATCCAAAACACACAACGTATAGTCTTTTTAATTTTAACGCCTTTAAGAGTACGTTTAATGGCTTTCAAGCATATATCATCATTTGCTTTCTTTACTGGGTTGTGGTACTTTTTCAATCTTTGATTGTAAATTCTTCCACCAAGCAATTCATTCAACCCTTTAAGCGGAAACTTTTTCTTATTGTTTTTTATAGTTACGCGATAAGTCACTTTTTATCTCCTTTCGTTTCTTTATTTTCTTGTTTTTTTTCTTTTTCAGCTTCTTTCAAAAGTTCCGTTACCTGCGATGCAGTTTTTGGTTGTTCAAACCAATCGGAAACAACTGTCTCTTTCTGCTTTAATCCGTTGTAAATCCCGATATACTCCATCAATTCATCATCGTTGATACTCTCAACTGTATGATTAAGACGCTTTTCAAGCATTTCTTTAGTTACGCCAAGTTTAGCAAAACCAGTAATCATATTCTTTACCTTATCAATCAAAGGAATATCGTTTTGCCCGGCAATCGTTTTCTTACATTCCTTAATACAATCCTCAACTAAATCTGGAGGAAGAATTGCAAGGATTCTACTTCTTAAACGTCTTGCACCATCATTGGCTGTCCTTTCGTAAATATCACGCTGACTAGTAAGTTTTCTGTTACCCTGCTTTGTCTCCATTACGTGTTCAACGGTAAAGTTCTGGCTAGAAACTGTATTGTTTTCCAAATCCCAACAATACGCCTGCATTTCGGACTTTCCTTTTTCATGAGACATTTCCTTGATTCCATATTCAAGATTGCCGTAGCACCGTGCCATTTCCTCTGCAAATCTGATTGTTACTCCTGTTACCGTCTGACCGCCACGTGGATAACTGAAAAACGCTTTGTCGGCAAAACCTTTTCGTTGACACGCTTCAATCGCACTTGCATATGATTTTGTGTAATCTCTTGGAAACTGTTTTGCCATAATCAATTTCCCCTGTGCTTCTGCAATAGCACGATTACTTTCTACTGCTACTGTTCCTTGGTTAATGTTATTAAAACTCCCACCAACCGATTGATTGTTTCTTACTGATACTTCATTTGACATTACCATTCATCCTCTCTTTCCGTATCGTTAGATACTTTCTTAAAATTTTTCAAAACGCATTCTGAACATAATTCGTTTCCGTCATACAGATATAATTTGTTTGGCTCATTCTCTTCCCCACAATTATCACAATACCAGTGTGGGTTGTTTCTATACTTGCAAGTAGAGCCTACACATGGATAACTTTCTGTAGCGCATCCAACGCAATCATTTTCATATCTTTTCATATTCACACCTCATACTGTTTCTGTAACCAGTTCGGCAATCCAAGACTGTTTACTTCATCTTTCATATATCCGTACCAGTTACCAGTTTCTGAACATTCTTTATAGAGATTTAAGTATTCCCTAAACATATCAGCACCAGAACGCATATAATATTCATTTGGTTCCATAATATTTACGCAGTATGGAGCAGTTTTCTCTTGTGCGATAAAAACTACAGTATGCTCAACACCAAGTATTTCATCAAGAATGTGTTTGTAATATGCCATCTGCATATCATACATAAATTTGATTGAATCACGCATAAATACATCTGTGCTAGCGTCATTGCATGTTTTGTAGTCAATCAAAAAGTGTGTTCCTGCTACTTCTGTAAGACAATCTGGTCTGCATTTCATAGTAATTCCTGTTTCTGAATCTTCCGTAAAATACGAAAGTTCCTTTTTGCCAGTTAAAAGAGTTCTTGCAAATGAATTACTATACAAGACGTAATGCATATCTTTTATTTGTTGAAAATCATCCAATGAAACAATGTCTTTTCCCTCGTTTTGGTCTTGGAATAAAAGCCACTTCGCTTTTCCATCTTTTGTTCGTCTGTCTATTTCTGGTGCTACGGCAAACTCTTTGTAAAAATCATCTTTTTCCAAAATATATTTGTGAACCGCCCTACCAAAAAGCAATGATGGCGTATCTTCTTCCGGATTGTCTTTCCAGTATCGAAAATGTGCCGGTGATTTAGCCATTTTTTTCAAATCGGAAGAACTAACTCCATCCATAGCACGATATTCTTTGTTTGGAATCAAGATTCCATTTTTTCTTTCATCCACTTCTTATATTTCTCCTTTCTTTCATTTGCTATATCATAAGCAAGTTCAGTTCCAAGGATAAACAAAATATCAGTAACGGAAGCATATTCTTCATTCATAGCAGTTTCGACAGCAACATTTACTCTTTCTTCCAATTTTATAAGTTCTTCAAACCTCTTCTGCGGTATTTGAATCATTGCTTTCCTCATCCTCATTCTCCTTTCCGATTTCTTTGACTTTTGAAACTGATACTTCAAAAGCGGTTTTTAATGCTACTGTGCCATCGTCCATCTGCTTGTGATATTCACGGCTCTGCAATCTTCCAGCAATCGCCAGATGAGTACCCACATCGCATTTTGAAACGTATGTAGCATATCTCCCCCATGCTATACATGGAATATAGTCGGAACCGTATTGTCGGTTGCTTGCCGCAATGACATCGCATACTCTTCTATTGGAAGCAGATGTGCGCCGTAAATTAGGTTGAATGCAAATATGCGCATCCATTTTTACTTCATTTACGTCCGGCAATGAATTTACCTCTCCACCGCACATGGCATCCTGCACAAATACATAAATGTGCTTATGATTTTTTCTATTGATAGTCCGAATTTCTCCTTGTACTTCAATCTTTTCGTTTTCTTTGATTGAACACTTTTCCAGAACGATTTCTGGAACCAAGCAGATTAGAATATCCTCTTTCTTGCTTTTTCTTTCGCTTTTTAAGCGAAATTCATAAAAGTTCTCACCATGCGACGAATGAGAAAATTTAATCTTACTCGCCACGGTACCTCTCAATAAAATTGTATTCATCTTGACTTTTCACTCCTTATTTGATAAAATGAGCGCAAATAACACATAGTTATTTACTGCTTGAATAGCAGTTTGATTTGCGGTCAAGGGTGCTATTCCTTTTCTTTTTTGTATGTTCCCGGTTCATTTGCATAAAACTCTCCGTCTTTCACATAAATTGCACCAAGTTCAATTAAATTTGCAATCAATTCTGGTGTTGCCGGTTTAGCATCTGTCTTAATCATTGTCACTCATCCTTTCCTAATATAAATACTGTTCTTCTTTGCACTCCGAATCTCTCTGTGTCTGCATGAGATTCAAAGTATATGTCAATTCTATTTCCCTTTATCGCACCGCCGCAGTCCTCGGCTATAAATGTTCCAAGACCTTTGATTTTTACCTTTGTTCCATACGGTATGACTTTAGGGTCAACCGCTATTGTTCTTCCCTGCTTTGGTATCTTGCCAGTAGAAGTTATCTTTCCGTACCCCTCTGAACAATCGCAACAAGGACAATATGCAGTTATCAAGAATTGAACGCCTTTCCTTTTCTTGTGTTTCTTCTTTGACTTTTTCTTTTGCTTTATGTGTTTTGCGGATTCCAAAGAACTGTTCGTATTTGCATTTGGAATCACATTTACCTGCGGTTCTTCTGTTTTTATAAATAACGTATCTTCTTGTGCATATTCAGGCTCGTAAGCGTATACATCCTTAAACACGCTTGTTGCCACCGTTATAATAAGAAGAAATGTCAGAACCGCCAATATCATCTTCTGAATAATAGGCTCACTCCCTTTCTTCCAAAAGCAGACGGAATGTTTCTTTTCCCTTTGGAGTGACATACATCTGCTGTCCTGCCCAACCGTTCTGCTCGTTGTGCTTGTCCTTTAAGACAAACAAGCCGTTTCCGCTCTCTGCGTATTTGGCATATGGACGCAATTTTCTATGTTTCCCCTGTCTGAAAACATATCCTTTTTCAATAAGAAAAGAAACAAATGCTTTTTCTCCGATACCCAGTTCCTTTGCGGTGTCACGGATGTTGGTATTCAATTTCTTATCTACCAAAGCGTCAAAGTAATTCGCCTTTGGTGTCATTTCCTCAATCTGCTTGTCCTTTTGAGTTATGATGTTCTGTGCCACAACTAATGCGTTGGCTACAATCTGTTCTGGAGTAAGATTCTCCTGATTGGCAATGTAGCCACCATTTTTTCGGATAGATGGAAGCACTTCGCCAGTTACCCATTTACGAAACTTCTTTGCATTCGGCTTATCACTGCGAAGGATAACCGCATACAATCCGCTTTCTGTAACAAACCAAGTCTCGCCCTGACGGGGTAAGTCTAACTTACACCGCTCGTCATCTTCTAATCTATCCGCTACACTTCTGCTATTTGTAAGTTCAAGTGCCTTACACACATCAGCCAAGCAAAACATAGGCTCATTATCCTTTGTAATGGTACGGATTTTTCCAAACTCTGAATTTTCAAAAATCTGTAAATCGTTCATGTCTACTCCTTTCTTTACTCAATAAAATAGGAAATTTCTACACCAAAGTAATTCGAAATCTTAATCAGTTTATCCGTCTTTGGCATTGATTTCCCAGATTTCCAATCCGAAAAAGTACTTCTAGCCAATCCGAGTTCATCAGCCAATTTATAAAAGGTAATGTTTCTCGAATTAACAAGCAATTCTAACTTTTTAAAACTTTTCTTTCTATTTCCCTTGTCCAAAATCTCATCTCCTTTCTTGACTTGCGTTAGGATTTTCGTTATAATAAATAAGCCATTTTAGGTAAATTCATCTTAGGAGGTGTATACCTTGAAAGCAATTTTGAATTTGCCTGTTCCGCATTTGCAAGGTCGCAATCGTGAAGCCACAGCACGTTAAAATGGAGTGAAATGTAACATCAAGTGTAGCGTAGCCGAACAGAGAAGTTCGTTAAAAACTCGAGGTTGACATTCCGATATTTGTCACACTACACCGCTTGTTCCTTGCAATCTGCCAACTAATGGCAATAAATTATGCTGAACCCAAACTGCATAAGTGGCAGAGTGCTTTAAGAAGCATTGGTGTCGTACAATGCGTCGAAAGACTGCAAAGTGCATACGGTATAAAAATTGGGGTAAAGGACTGTTAGTGACGGCACACTAACAGTCTTTTTACCGAAAATCCTTTTTAGTTGTTCGATTTTCACAACTATGTCTTGATAAAAGTTAGAAAATCGTATATACTATGAATTGTGCAAAAAACATAATATAAATTTCTCAATTTTGAATTGGTTGAGATTTCCTAACTTGTTTTTATAATACATTAGGGAGTCTTGTTTGTCAACCCTAAAAGTTGAGAAATTGCAACTTTTTTTGATAAGGAGATTTTCTATGTACGAAAGATACTGTAAATTAAGAGATTTAAAAGGTTTAAATGATGCAAAAGTAGCAAGATATTGTGATTTTCCCAAAAGTACATTTTCCGATTGGAAAAAGGGTAAAAGTGAGCCTAAAATTTCAAAAATTAGAAAAATTGCAGAATGCTTAGATTGCTCTATTGATTATTTGGTTAATGGAAAAGATAAAACATATTCAGAAGAAGATGCCCTTTTGGACGCTCATATTTCAGAAGATGTAGAACTAAAAGAAGCCATTAAGAAATATTATACCCTCGATGAAAAAGCCAAAAAATATATTTTAGAGGGAATTGACCTACTTTGGAGAGCAAACAAAACTGATACACAATAATGATACCATTCATTATTGTGTAAATAAAAAAGATTGGAGATGTGTTTTATGAAGAAACTATTAACAGTAGCAACAACGCTAATGCTTACTATTTCAGTATGTGTTCCAACAATTTCAAAAGCCGCTATACCGGCAAGGACAATGGGAATATTTTCAGAATTTGCCGACGGATTCAAAGAGGGATGGTCTGGCAAGAAAGAGCCATCAAAGAAGAAATATAAGAAAATGTGTAAATCCTACAATTATTCCAAATTGAAAAAAGGTAAGTACAAGGGAAAGAAAATAAAAATCAAGGGCAAAATAGAAAATGTAAAGGAAGATACATTGTATAGTGACTTGACCGTAATCGTAAAGTCTGGTGGAAAATACTATGAAGTATACATGAGCCAAGGCTACCAAGAATATTCTGGCTACAGAAGAGGAAAAACGCTTTCTGTATGGGGAACTGTAAGAAGAACCTCTTATTATGTTGTAAAGAGAGATGGAAAGAAAAACAAAAAAATGACAATACCATCTATCAAATCAAGATACGACAAACTGTCATAAAAAAACGGAGTAGGGTTTTTATCCTACTCCATTTCATTATACCTTATAAGTATTACCTTTCAATCTTTCTTTTTCTGCAATGTACCCGTAGTAATATCTCAACGAATCTACGTTTTTCATCTTGGAAATAAGTTTCTTTAACTTTCTTCTATGTTTCCTGCGTTCTCCTACCATAAATCTCCTCCTAGCATATAATTGTAGGGAAAGGGGGGAATTTGCAACCCCTCTCCCAAACCGAAACTTGATTACATGGGATTGCCATGTAATATATTATATGTAGGGTCCAAAAATATTATTCATCCTTTTCGGATTTTTTCTCTTTTTCTGCCAACTGTGCTTTCAACCGCTCGTTCTCTTCCTGCAAAGCAAAAGCCTTAAACTCCGTCTTTGCAAGCAGAACCTTAAGTTCTGCGATTTCAGCAGACAATTTCTTCTCCACGTAGTCAATGATTGTGATTTTGTTTTCATCCATTTCTTTTACCTCCTAAATTTCTTTATATCAAACGGTACAGCACTTCTACCGTAGGTTTGAAATTATTTTTTGCACTGGAAACAGTGTTTTTTAACCTTGCGTGTACGACGTTACTGGAATCGAAATAACAATTTATCCAGCAGACATCCGTGGCATCACTTGTTCTTGGAATAACTGCAAGAACTACATATCCGCTTACACTCTTTATTGTTCCAGTAGTTTCACCATCATAGTTACCAGCAAGCGACATGGTATTAAGTGTTAATGTTCTTGTTACTATAGTTGGTGTCGTTCCTTTAAAGACACCAATCAGTTCCTTGTTTGCAATTTTAATACTAGTGCTATTCGCACCACCAAACGTCATATTAGAAGAAGCATTTCCAAGTTGAACATTTCCACCATAACTATTTAAGTACAAATTGGTTACTGTGTTATCTTTTGTAACCGCTTGAATCGTTCTTTGTCCAAGGTTCATGTGGTTTCCAGTAGTAGACGAAATTTGTAAGCCGTAATCTGTCAGTGATGCATTATGATTAGAGTTTATTTTAAGTGGGGAACCGACCATAAATGGGAGTTCTTTCGAGAGTTCTCCATTTTCGTATAAACTATTAGCCACATACCCTAATCCATAACTAGTTTTTTGTCGCACTACTCCGTTTGATGTTAATTCGGATATGGTTATATTTCCAGCATATGAAGCAGCAAACTTTGTCCTATACCATTGTTGTTTTACATTTGAATTATTTAAAAACATATACTGGTCTATTGTTAATGTGTTATCAAAAATTGATTCATAAATAACTTTTGTACTGTTATCTTCCCATATTTGGCTAGTTCCTTTAAATGAAGGAATACCATTGCTTGATATGTCTAATTCATATGAATCTTGCTTTTCGGAAGCTTCACTGCTACTTTTCGTGTATGCTTTTGATATTCCATCTTCCTTTATATTAAATCCACCAATCAAACCGTTATCTATCTCTGCGTTTGCACCTTTTAATGTTGCACCAGTGATTGTTCCGGTTGCCGTCACGTCTTGCGAAAATATTTTTTTAATAACAGCAGAATCCGCAAAAACCTTTTCAACATCAAGTTCATTTGCTGTTATGCTTTTTGCTACGATTTTATCTGCATTTACGGTCCGGTCAGTAAGTATATATCCATCCAAAGTATCAACTGTTTTACTTTGAAGTTCCCCTAAATTATTCAGCGAATAAAGCAAACCATTTTCGCCTTTTAGCAATATTCTGTCTGCCACTAAAGTGCCGGCCGTAATGTTTGCGGCGTTGACTTCAACACTGTCTAAAAAACCAGTGATATGTCCTTCTACGATTGTTGCTCTATCAATAAGACCAACTTCTGCAAATAATGTAGCAATATCTGCAACTTCAATATTGGATAATTTGATGTTTGCATATTTTAAATCTGCACTCTCCGCTGACAAATAGCCTAAGTCTGCTACCTTTGCACTAAGGTTTTCTGTAGTGATAGCCTTTGAGGACAATGTATCTATCTTCCCATCTACCGCTTTAAGACTTTCTATGGTGGCAAATTTAACGTCTGCCGATTCAGCCGACAAATACCCTAAGGTAGCAACTTTGGCTTCCAAATTGTCCGTTGTAATTGCTTTGGCTGTAAGGGTGTCTATCTTTCCATCTACTGCTCGCAGTGATGTAATAGTTGCATATGTCAAATCAGCATTTTCGGCAGTAATATATCCAAACTCACCGATAGTTGCTTTCAGATTTTCAATATACGCATTATCTGCCGTTAAATCCGTAATAAAAGATTTCGACACCTTTTCCCATTCAATCGTAGCATCCGCAATCTTTGCGTTGGTGATTGTAGAATCCTTAATCTTGCTATTCTCAATCGTGGAATCCGCAATTTTACTATTTGTAATAACTCCATCCTTGAAAATAGCACCAAGGATTGTACTAGTAACCGTTCCGCTTGCCTGCGCCATTGTTCCATTATTGTAACTATTTGAACCACTGCTACCAACTGACGATGTGTTTAATTCCTGCACCTCACACGGTGATGTAATCTCCGCATAAAATCCACCATCGTAGTGCAGCGTCATTTCTCCGACAAGCACATACTTCTTAACTCCGTCATAGTCCTCGAACGTAAGCATTTCACCAACCGACATAAGAGGATGCCAGTACATTGTTTCGATACTTGCTTTATGGTAAACAAACGCCTTGTTCAAAAAGGATAACCCTGTTTTCCACTGCATTGGCGTAACTTGTCCTAAATACGTATGAACCGTATTCCTGTCAAGCGTTTCGTATAATATCCAAGGTGTTTCAATCGTCACTGGATAATTCTCTACATTCGATACACTGCTTGCCTTGTCATTCAATACGACCGTGGATTCACCGTCATAATATCCAAATCCAACATAGTCACTGTTTGTCTCGTAAAAGTACCAATTATTAGCCTTTACAGATACGTTATTTGGACACATAAGGTTGTTTCCAAAGATTGCATTGCTATCATACGAATTCCCATCAAAAATCGGTCTGTATGTATTACTTGTCTGCAACTGTGGTAACTGTTTAATATAAAATGCACCATTCTTTTCAATCACATTTGCACGTAACAAAACTGCTATACCAGACAACAAATCTCTCCATGTGATTCTGCTTTCCCAATCCCAATCGTAACCATCCTCATCATTGTCCGCAAAATTTGATAACATAGGAATCATCAAATGGTACAACTTATATTGTTTGATTGACGATAAAACATCTTTCCAATTATCAATGTATAGCGGACATCCTGTGACACGCAAAAAGTCTTGCGGCAAATACTCCCAATAATAAACGTCGTCACGTGTGTAGATAAACTGCAATTGGCTAGGTACGTATTTTTCTTCCAATTCCGTTTTGTGATATTCGTTTAGCGAACTAATGACGATTTCTGCTCTATCCATGTATTCGCTCATTAAACCGTTTCCAGTAAATGAAACAGTATCACCGTTGTATGTTGGATTTTCTTTTACAACAAATCTTCCGATAGGCACCGGATATGCAAATTCATTTCCTATAAGAATCCATGCATTTACAATAGTTCCTTTTAATGTATTATCGTAATATGTCTTTGCAATAAGGGCATCCGTAAAATCGTTATTTTCTGCATACATTTCACAACTCATAGTAGGACTATAAGTAGAGCCATAACTGGCAAATGAATCACTAACACAACCTTGCGATATACTTACAGATATTAGCGTTTCTTTTCCTCTTGTGCTTACACTATCCGAATTTCCTGTACTTATACTCAAATATAATTCTGTTGCTATGTCAGTATAGGAAACTGCACAGTCTCCAGTAATATCTGTTTCATCTTCTGTGCAGAACACGTACCAAGACATATACCTATAATCATCGGAAATCATCATACTTTTGCAATCAATCGTATTTACGCCACGTTTATACACACTTCCGTTATTGATAGCGTATTTTACATAGTAATGAGTTCCGTTATAGTCAAAATCCAAAAAAGACAAACTAAACGAATCTCCGATATTTACATCTTTTACAGGTGAATCATATTTCAATGTATATGTAGGGTCGCTTTCCAAAACATAAAAGACTTTTGCTGTATAACTCATCGCTCCACCGCCTGTATCTGTATGCTAGACCAAATAAACTTTCCATTAAAGAAAGTCATTGCGTCAAAACTAGGGTTTCCAAAATAAAACTGCTTTGTTTCTTTTTCTCCTTTTTCATTGGTGAACTGTATGTAGCCGTACCGGTTTGATAAATCATCCGGGTCTGCGTACTTCATCAACTTCTTGATTTCGCTTGGCGTCAAATTTGCCGGAAATGCCATGTCAAGCGTTACTTTCTTTGCAACTATCTTTCCGTTGTAAAGTGCTTTTGAACTTCTCCCTGCTTTTGCGTTCCACACTTTTTCTCGTGAGATTTTCCAACCCTCATATTTTGGTGTTGGCATATCTTCTAAACTGTCCTTAGTCCAACCAAACTTCAACGTAAATGCCATATGACACCTCCTAACTTTTTCACATAAAAAAGAGACCCATTCGCATGAGCCTCTTTCTTTAAGCCATGTTCCAAGAAATTCCTTTATTCTTGGAGATTTTCTTTGCGTTGTTCATAATTGCCGTTGTTACTTTTGTTCCGTCAAGGTAAACATCACCGCCACCGACATTTGCATTTGATAATTCCTCTTTGATTGCCGCCTTTGTAGCCGCATAAACAGCCGGTGCAACCGCTTCGGAAATACCGGTCGTAATCTGTTTGTTATTTGCAACAACGGACTTACCATTGTCGAATTTACCCATCATTTCGCCGTGACTTGCGCGGAACCAACCATCTTCTGGAAATCCACCGTTAGCAAACAATATTGGATTATTTGTTGCTATTCCGTACTTCTTCAAATATTTAATGAGTTCTTTCCACTTTTTACTCTGCTGTGCCGCTTTAGCCTTTTTGCTACTACCATTGTAATCTATTGCTCCAGGTATAACAACTCTTCCCCACTGGTCTTGTGTGGTTCCAACAGCGTTCATCAGTTTCTTAAACTTTTCTCCGTTGTATTTCTTTCCGGTTTGGCTTTTAGTTGCTTTTTCAACTTCCTTACCACTAGCCTTTATCACTTTTGTATTTGCGTTGATAGAAAACGTCCGTGAATACAATTCTTTCTGAACAGATTTATACCACGCTTTCCTTAAATTAGCGGAAATATTCACATTTATATCACGGTTTTTCATAGTTTTCATCGCAACACTTAAATCGCCAAACGTCTTTATATCAACCCCTTTAATTCCAGCCGTAATTGTTACTGTTTTGCTATTTACGCTATCTACTTTCCCCTGCAAACTATCAACATCATCACCACCAGAGGTTTCAGCCTTAACCTTTACTGATTTTGGTTTCAAGGAATCAATTTTCTTTTTCAATGCGTCTGTTGACTTGTAGTTCTTATCTGTTATCTTTTTGTAATCTTCCCATGTGATTTCACCATTTTTAAGTTCGGTTTCTAACGATTTCAAAATACTCTTTTGTTCTTTTGCTGGAACATTTAATTTTTCCATCGTAGTTTTTAATTTCTTTTGTGCTTTTTCGTAATCTGCTGTTTTTTCTACTCCATTTATACCAAGAAGATTTTGCAATTCATCCTTTTTTATTCCCTTTTTTCCAACTGCATCTTTTACGGATTTTTTTGTAATAATACCTTTTCGCAAATTTTTTCCTGTTTTACTTAAAATACTATTTTGCGTAAGAGCGGCAATGCCAAGTTCATCCATTTTTTTCTGCAATTCAGTTAATTCACTTGAAAATTCACTGTATCGTGAAATTGTCTTGTTGAGGTCTACATCACCACCAGCATGTGCGTTCCAACCATACGTTGATTGATAATCACCACCAGTAATTCCTGAAACCGTAGAAAGCAATGCAGCGGCAAAACTTCCACCTTTTTCTCCATATATAGTTTTTAAGTTCTTCGTAAGTTGTTTACTGTCACCGCCAGATGCTTCAAGCAATTTATCAGTAATTGCGCCGGCAATCTGAAAAGCAATTTCAACAACCATAAGTTTTCCAACCAGTTTTCCTAATTTTGTTCCTATTGTACTAAATTTCTTGCTCCATGCTGACGCTATTTTCTCCGATTTTATTTCTGTTGCTGATTTAACCAGAGAATCTTGTATTCCCTTTCCAAACATTATTTGCAATGCGCCCCATACGGCTTTGAATTTTTTATAAACCATAAATCCAGCAATAACCGTTGATAACTTTAACGCAATACCTAATGGGTCTCTAGCAAATGCCGAAATAGCCACTTTCAAGGCACTAAACAATGCTTTGACTATTATTTTCCCTACTTTCAAAAGTGTTTTTCCCCATTCTATTTCAGAAAGAAAATCTCCAATTGCTTTTCCTACTTCCCACCAATCTACGGTAGAAAGTGCGGTGTCAATCGTATCAAGTATTCCAGTAATTCCATCACTGATTGTCTTTCCTAACTCCTGCCATCCAGTTAATCCAGTATTTTTGCGTACTTCTCCCATCTCTTCGAGAAATCCATTGATGTAATCTCCAATTTTCTTCCCAAGGTTTTCGTATGGGAAATTTACCATAACTCCAAAAGCAAACTGAATCATTCCACGCAACTTCGCTCCAAGCGATTTACCTGCTAATTTGGCATTAAACGTATTTATGGCAGATGTTACACCCTCTTTAATACTTTGACCGAATTTGAGCCAATCAAACGTCTTGAAAAAGGTGTATGATGTTTCAAACCATGTATTCAATCCCTCGGAAAAGTTTTCTCCAAGTTTTGTCCAATCAAGGTCTTTAACAAATCCATTCAAAAACGTAGCAAGAGATTTAGCAATCTTCTTCGTAGTCTTTTTAATTTTTGTCCATGGAATGTTTCTCATTCCTTTGTTAATCCAGTTAGCCAGTGCCGAACCAAGAGAAGTAAAATCTCCACCTTTCCATGCGTCAAGGATTGCTTTCTTCATCTTCTTATACAACTCAACTGCTTTGTTCTGGTTGCTCTTAAAAGCATTATCCCATATCTTTTCATAGTTCTTTAATGCGTCGCTAATATCCTTAGAAAGGTCAATATTAGCATTTCCACCAGAAGGGTCTGTATCACCACTATCGCTATCACTGTTGTCTTGCAATTTATTTACAATATCAAATCCCTGCAAATTGTCGGCGGCTTTTTTTGTCTTTTTAGCCGTTTTATCCATGTTCTTAGCAACTTTATCCGTATCGTCTGCCGCATCGGAGTAGTCCGGTACCTCTGGTGTTTTCCGTGAACCATCCGTATCACCAAGTTTGATTCCTGCCAGTTTCGCTACCCACTGTGCGAAATCCTGCAAAACCATAACCACAGCATTCATATATGGGTACAATTTCTGAACAATCGGCATAAACAAGGAGCCAATTGTCAAAGATAATTTCTTAAATCCAGCCTGCAACATCCTCAACTGGTTTGCAGGTTGGTTAATTGTACGTGCCAAATCAGCATATGCAACCTTTGACTGTTCCAACATAGTCAAAACGCGCAACTGCATTTTGGACTGTTGCGAAAGGTTCTTAATACTTTCTGTAATACCGTGATTCATAGCAGTTTGTGCTAAGCCTGCGGAGGTGATGTCGATTCCATACTTATATAACGCCCTAGACTGTCCTACCAAACCAGATTGAAAGTTTTGCATAACGTCAGCGGTGTCTAAGTTTGATAAAGACGCCCAATCTGCTGATAACATAGTAAGTGCTTTTGCGGAATCAATCGACGTTTCACCAAGCATACCGGCAGAGTTCGTAATCTGTGCAATAGCGGCGTTGTAGTTCATAACCTCTGTCAAATCCAAACCAAGGTTGTGTGAAAAAGCATTTGTTGCATCTCCAGTATTATAATCAACATCATATCCAGTCAACTGTTTTTGAAGTTTCCCAAATCTTTTACGGAAACTTTCTGCATATTCTTCTGCACTATTATAACCGGCTTTCTTAAACTGCTTAGCACTGTCTTTTCCAACCTTATCAAGCGCAACCGAAAAATAGTTAAATTCCTCAATGTAGTCCTGCGCCGAACCAATTGCTTGACCGAATTTCTTTACAGCACGAATTACCAAAAAGAACTTAGCATAAAACATACCGATGCTACTTACAAAACCTTTTGATGATTTATGTGCGCTTTTTAATTTGTCTTTTAATGAACTAAGTGCATTTCCAAGTTTTTTAGTGCTTGTTGATGCTCCATCAGAAACAGTGGAAATTCTACTACCGCTTGACGCAAGGTTTCCAAGACCTTGAATTGTGTTGGCTACGTTTGAGTTAATTTGAGGTGCATTTTGCAGTTTTTTCAGCAAATTCATTACACCGTTACCAAGTTTATCTAGGTTTGCAACTGTTTCACCAACACGCTTTCCGGCATTTGCAAGTTTAGCAATACCCTCTACAACTTTTGTAATGCTAATATCAATTGCATTTGCAGAAGATAATTTGCCTACCAGTTTTACTACTTGTTCTCCTAAAATCGGAAATTCTGTTGTTACATTACTAATATACTGACCGCTATTAGAAAGCCTTGCCAACGAACCCACAACACGTGTCACAGTGCTTTCAATTGCAGATACACCGCTAAGTTTGGTTGCTAAATTTGAAACAGAATTTGCAATCTCTGTCATTTTGGATGTATCAAATCCAGCCATATTTACTTTTGAAAGGTTTTTAACTGCATTCACGGCAGATGTAATGCCACCAAGATTCTGAATGTTTCCAAGATTGTTAAGACCATTTGCCAGTGTATTCAAACCACTTGCAGTACGAGATAATCCACCAACATCAATTTTCGCAAAACGCTCAAATCCTTTTGCAATTCTATTGTAGTCGGTTGCCTTTACTCCGCTTAATGTTTTGGTAGCATTTCCAAGTTTTGATACTCCATTTGCAAGTCCACTTAAATTGCTACCGTTAATCTTAGACAGTGAAGATGTTAATACATCAATTTTACCAACAAGATTTGTAATTTCATCTTTGGCACTTTTTGCCGTTGCATTTATTTTAATATCCAACGATTCAACTGTTTCTGACATACTAACACCTCACTATCTATCATTTGCATTACGCAAGATTTTTCAATCTAATAAAACCGTACTTTCCTGCATACTCAATTTTGGCAACTCTGCTTACTTTTGATTTCCACAGAATCCTTACTGTTTCACCTTTTTTGATTGTCATAAGTTTTTTAGACGTAAACAAACGCCCTTTCCTCAAATATGTGTTGCAACGTAATTTACCGGTCCATGTTTTCTTGAATTTATCAAAAGAGCCATATGTGGACATTAACTTTTTGGTTGTACTTCCCCACTTGCCAAGGTAAAAGTGTGGTGTATCAACAATAGACTTCCAATCGCCACCCCATTTCAAACCAACTTTCTTTGATTTTGCAATCTTAGCAACTTTTCTAATCAGTTTATCGTTATAAAGCAGTTTAGAATCATTGATTGCAATATCAAAAGCAATTCCCAATTGGTGTTGCGAAGAATAAGAACTTCCCGGAGCATTTGTTACTATCTTGCCCGGCTTTGTTCTTCCCTTTGCATAAAGCGAATCCTGATATGCTTTTGTACGAAATCCCTCTGTGATAATCAGATAGATTCCATTTTTTTCACACTCTTTAAGCAAAAGTCCAAGTTTGTAGTTTAACCATGGATGTAACTTTTTTCTGTCAATTCTAATTGAATGCTTTTTTTTCATTTTTAAACACTCCTTATATGATTGTTTCTGGCAATCCTTTGTTCATAGACCTTGCCATCCACTGTTTTTCAATTTCAATTGCTTTCTTTATCTCTTGTTCTTCTGTCCCTTTTTCTGCTATATATTCTTCTTCAAAAATTTTTGACATAATTGGACTTTTAATATATTCCGATTTTGCTGATTTACCATTCAGGCAACTGTCTATGGCTACAATCAAAGCAGATATGCCATAATTGCCCCACCATATATGTTGCAATTCATCTTGTTCTTTTAACTGGAGTTCATGTGCTTTGTCATATGGATATAAGTCTTTTGGACAACTTTCCATAATCCTATCGTAAGAAACTCCATAGGAAAGATAATGAGGTATTGCATCTTCATATATAAAATCCGAGTATGACTTATTTATTTTTTCTGTGGTTTCTTGTGGTCTTGCGGAAGTTTCGTTACTTTCTCCGATGCTTCCTCTGTCTCCCCAATCTGGTTTAACAGGTCTCCCAAAAAACCCTTACTCATCAATTCCTCCGTCAACTGCGTAAACAAATCAAGGATTCCTTTATCTGGCGATTCATCGTGGTAATCGTCAAGAATATCTCCTACTTCCTGAACGCTCTCAACTGGATTTTCTTTCTGAAATCCAACGTAAAGCAAATCACGAACACAGCAAAACAATTCTTTGACCTTGCCAATGCCGCCAACATCACTGTCATTTTCAACTTCTTCACTGTCAAAAATTCCAAGCAAATCCTTTGTTCTGTCCATCAAATCTGTGTCGCAGAAACTGTTATATCCAAATCTAACCTTGTATTCCTTACCTTTAACTTTTAATTCCATAATGATTTATCCTTTCCCCACTTTTAGTGGAAAGGAGCCACCCCGAAAGGTGGCTCTCTTTTTTACTGCATATATTATTCGAGTTCCGGTTCGGCTGTCTCTTCATCCTCGCTACTCAACACAGCCTTTTTAGTGTTTCTCGTTGAATAGCTTGTTACCCCACTTTTGTAACAGTGAAAGTACCATCCTTGTTATCAACGACTGTAAGTTGGTCAGTAACCCATTTAGGCACGGTATTCTGAACAACGGTAGCGGTCATTTCAAGAATTTCATCTACGCCGCCTACATCATTTACAGTAGGTGTAATCTGCCCTACATATGCTGCTTTGGCAACACCACCAACGCCATCCGTTCCATACAACTGAATAATGTCGCATTTTTTACCCTCAACATTCAAAAGAGCACTAAAATCATCTTTTTCAAGGTTTCCTACAAACTCTTTTGCGTCAGACTGTTTAATACCCATTTCAAAGGTCTGTGCATCATCCTCCATCGTGGTACTTTCTACAGTGTTCGGTGCAGATGTTGGCGATGGAATTGACTTTGCACGTAACATCAATTTGTATGTTCCTGCAAATCCATCTTCGCTGTGTTCTTTGTAGATAATTCTTGCCAAATAACTTGTTGAAGCCATCTTGTTACCTCCTTAAATTTAATAAAAAAATAAAGCCTTTCGGCTTGTATTTACGTCAATATATATCATTCTTTCCGATTGTTCTGCTAAATCTTGCAGTCTGTCGGTATGTGTCTTTTGTATCATCTTGCGTAGGCATTGAAGAACCACGAAAACGCATTGTTTTCATAATTCTCTTAACTTCCCTTATAACTTCTTTTGCTCTTGCTTGTGATTTATTATCAGTCACATCAATTTGAAAAGAAAACTTTTCCGCATTGATTTTGTCACCCTCTAAATCTTCTCCGATTTCTGAACCGGGTAACAATTGCAATCTTACAAAAGGAAAAACCGCTGGTGTATTACTACTGCCAACGGAAGAAAAGTTTTTATCTGTCATTTTGTATTTTTTTTTCAAACTATCAGAAAAGTTTGTTTTTATCCTTGTGAATACAGTAGATGGCACTAATTCATCCCATTCCACCGACATATGTACCACCTACTTTCAAAATATTTCTTTTGCCGTCTTTATAATTTTGCTTCTTATATTTTCTCCGGCTTTATACATAGGCATAGTGGCTTTTACACCATGCGTAGGCATCCATTTTTGTTCCTTTTCATTCCAGTACCACCACATATCGTCATAAGCGTGTGTCTGCCCCGGAAATGTACCAACTCCATAAGGAAATTTACTTCCGACTAATGGATTTTTCGTTGGGTTAAAATGAACACCTGCACCAAATTCAATAGCAAGCAAAATACTAAACGGTGCGTAGCCATCTTGTTCTTTTACTTGCCCTTTAGCAAGCAATATACCATTACACCCCATCTTGTCAGCAGATATATTTGTCGAAACCGTAACATACTTTCCTAATGGACTCTCTGATATATTCGTTTCAGAAACTTCTACACCACTTTGTAATAGCCTAGAAACAAGTTGTTTACATTTAATAGGTAAATCATCCCTATACTGCAAAAGTTGCTTTTTAAGGGCGTTTAATCCACTTACAGACAAGTCCGCAGTAAATGTTTTTTTCCCCATACTATTTCACATTCCTTTTTAATAAGAACAAGTCCTCATTTAATCCTTCATCTGCAACACCTTTTACCGTGTAATCAGCACTGCTTTCATCTGGAATTGTGTTATCATCATCCTTGTATACGATTTCCGACTTCTTCCAAATCACGCTACCGGATTTCAAAGGCAAATAACCTTTACTAACAATGATTTGTGCATAGTTTGTACTATCATCAATACCATAGTCTTGCCATACAACTTCATTCAACTTATTTGTGATGTTTGCCTTAAACTCAACTGGTTTTGTATAACCAATTGTTGTTTCTCCGGTTTCAATCTTGTTTCCATCATCATCCGTAATGTAAATTACATTTCCCTCTTCGTCTGTATAACTTTCGTAAATTGGAATTTCATCATCTTGTAAAGAATAAAACATTCTTTGTTTGTTTTGCGCTAATGTCATCATGCTTTATCAACTCGCTTATTATACTGTGATGTACTGACACCAAGCACAACACCAAGAAATGTGTCAACTGCTGTGATTGTACCAACAATCTGTTCTCCAAAAGGCAAGTTCCAAATTCCAGCTAACGCAAAGTAAAAGGTTCCTAATGCTGGCAAAAAATACATTGCAATCCACTTTAAAATGTTGTATACTTTATTGCTCATTCTTAACACCTACTTTCTCTCTTAAATGCAAAGACTTTATTTCTTCATACATCTTTGTTATCATTCCATTTCCACCTAACGTATGGTATGCATCATACATTTCGCAAAAATTTGAGTATGCGTATGATGGTATATCTCCAAGTGTCATATACTTATCGTGATATTCAATAAGTTGTACTCTAAGCAAAAGCATTGTTCCTTTACTGTTTGCATCTCTGTCTTTTTTCTGTTCTTTTAAAAGCCAAACCACATAACCTAATACAGATGTAAGGATAATTGGCAATGCAATTAAATATGTTTGCATTAAAAAGTTATTCATACTTTTATGCTCTCTTTCAGTAAAATTATAGTGTTTCGTTGCCCTCCACCGCTTACACGAAACGCCCTGCGAGAAATTTAGATACTCTAAACAACTCACGCACAATCTTCTATAAGACCTGCACAAATGGATAAACGCATTTCAAAATATCATCACGACTAACCCAAGTCCTTGAAATTGAATTTTCGCTATGACTACTTTCAAATGGTGCGCCCATCTGTGCAAAATCATATACTGCCAAATTCTTAATTACGGAATAGTAGTTATCGTAAAGGTCTTTCTCAATTTCCTCATCTGTATAAGATGTTGCCTGATAGTTTCTTCTGTTCTTAACTTCTCGTATAGCATCTTTGACCTTTACTAAAATTATGTCAGCATTAAACGTAGGCTCATTTCCATATTCAATTGTCAAATCTGCAATAATTTCTTCTTGCAGTCCTACTTCCATTGCTTCATCCATAATTCAAACTCCTATAATCCGAATTTTTCAATCAACATTTTCTTTAAATCTGCGCCGCTAATCTCTTCCGCTTTATCAAATCCCTGCTCGTTAGCAAGTTTTTGTAAATCAGCGGTAGACATACGATTGATTTCTGTTTTGGTATAAGACTTAGAAAAAGCAGAGGAAGTATTATCAACCTCTGCCGTTTCTTTAATCTCATCTCCTGCCTTATACCACACACCGTTATATTTTATGGAATGTGTAGCAATCATAGGCTTAGTCCTCCTTAACTTTCATTACAAGTACGCTGTCCATACCCTCAAACGTAGGCAATCCAATCATAGATACAACACAGTGTGTGTTGATTGGATGGTTTGTAGCGTATGTATATACGGAAATACCAGTTTCAACAATGGAAAGGTTTCCGTCTGTAAGACTTCCACTTCTTTCTTCTGGTGTTCTTCCAAATACATAGTCTCCGAGGAAAACACCGGCAGACTGTGCAGATACAATTCCGGTTGGAATAAAATACTGTGCCTTTCCAGATTCATCCATATACAACTTATTGTAGATTTCAATTTCAATTCCATATCCGCGAAGATAGTCAGCAACCTGCGCCTGCTGCAATCTGATACCGCCAGTGTAAGCAGTAATTCCAAGCACCTGTTTCTTTGTATCCTCCGCTTTAAGAAGCATTTCCCAAGTCTCTGTATTCATAGCAAATCTTGTGAGAGAATATCCGGTCTGTTTTGCAAACTCATTTTTTGCCGTAATCAAATCGTCAAGTGGAGCAGCTGTATCTGATTTATCCCAAGCACTTGTTCCTGTAATTTCCTTAAAGTTTTTTTCTTTGTGTTCTGCACCGTCACCTTGCACATACTCAACATCATAAGGGTTTCCATCAATTGCAACTTTTACCTTAGGAATACCGTCAACCGGTGCGAGCAAACTCCAAATCTGACGTTCCGGAACAACTCTTGCTCCTTCAATTAACATCATTGGTTTTTTGCTAATCTCACGTAAAACACTGTTTGCAAGATTTACATTTTCGGAACTTCTGTAGTCGTCATACTGCTGTTCCTCTTCCTCTGTTACCATGTAAGATTCACGATAAAACGGCATCTTATTCGTAATATCAGAGAATCCACCAACATCTCTTAATTCTGCCTGTGCGTCAAAATTAGATGCTTTCAAAGATACTGGCAATCCACTTTTCCCTTTGATAAATCTAAGGTCAAGAGAATCCTGTTTACGTGTTCCAAATTTCTGTCTACCAAGATATGGTTCAGAACCTAATGTCTTCTGATAATTGTTCCACATTACACCAAGGCTTCTTGCTGTAAATGCTTTTGATAATGGTAATGCTGGCATATTTTTCTACCTCCTATTTTCTTATCCATTGTTCTTAGTTGCTTAAATTTTTGGCGCACCATAAAAAGTAACTCTTGGTGTCGCTGTTCTAGCCGCATCAGCAATAGAAAGGCTTGTAACCTTTGTCCAATCAATTGTTCCCTGATAAACGTAAGTTCCCGGTGCATCGCCCTGTGTAACATCTACGTCATGCAAAAGATAACCTTTGCAATCTGCATCATTAGATGGAAAAGGTGTACCAGCCGGCACAATTTTATTTCCATTTTCATCTGCTGTAGATTTCATTGTCTGCGGTACTAAGCAAGCCGCTCCCTCATAAGGGAAGAATTTTAAGATGCCTTTTCCCTGCGTAAAATCTCTTACGATTGGTTTTCCCATAATCCTTTACCTCTACTTTCCTAAATTTTGTAATAGTCTTTAGTTGACTGTTCAGCCGATACATTTCCAAATGAAATACTTTCAGCATTTTTTACATCTTCCGGCTTATCATCGCCATTGTTTCCACCTGTAGAACCACCCGGATTAGGCGTATCGTCAAGTTTCTGTTTCTCATATTCAGCGATTGCCGTTTTTTTACTGTCGGCAAAAATCTGACCGAGAACCTCATAATCTGTAGCACCATCATCTGTAACAACCTTGCTTGCCTGCTCCGCTGTTAATCCAAACTTTTCCATTGCTTTTGCTCTTTGCGTACGAACTTCATCGTTTTTTTCAAGCTGCGCAATTTGTTTGTTTGCCTTTTCAAGTGCCTTTGTTGCTACTTCAAGTTCTGTCATGTTCTGACTATTCAAATCATCAAGCTGCGACTGTAATTCGTCAGCCCTATCAGCCTTTTCCTTATAGCTGTCTGCTCTTTCTTTTTCTTTCTTTGTTTCAGCATTGATAGAATTAAGCAAATCTGAAATCTGCTCATCCGTCGGCTCTGCCACTCCAAAAGAAATAAGTTTCTGTTTTGCCTGTTCTCTAGTCATAATTACCTCCATCAATTCACGTTTTTTAACACGGTTTGCTCCGCTTGAATTGTTCTGTTGTTTTACGCACAACTGCAAATTTTTATAAAATAAAAGAGATAGTCTATTCAACTACCTCTTTATTTACTGGATTGTTATTTGGTTCTACATCTTTGCTTGTCGGGTACAGATATTCCATCCTATCCTTTGATTCAAGAGCAACCGCTTCACTGTCGCTAAACAAATCAACGGTTTTAATTGCTCTTTTGTAATCAACACCTGCTTCAAGTAACATTTTAAGTGCTTCTGATTTTGTAAGCAGATTATCTATTTTGTTATGGTTGATATGTATTTCAATGTCGCTTGGCATAAGCGTAAAATTTCGCTTTATACGCAAACGATTCAGTATAATTCTAAGAGACATTCTTTCCGATTTTTTTAGTATCGGTTCGTTGATTGCCGTTCTTAGTCCTGCATCATAATGTCCGTTTCGTAAGTTTACTGCATTTCCAGTATCACCTCCGGCATTGTTGTTTGAACGATTAGCCAAGCCTTGAATACTCAAAAACCTTTCAAACAAATCATCAAAAACAACTTGACTTTCTGTTTGGTTCAGTTCATTTGTCATAACATCAACATCGGCTTTGTTTTCGCCATTGTTTGATTTAACAACTAAGGCACCTTCTAATCTCATCTGCGAAAATGTATCTTTGTCAATCTCGCAATTCACAAATTTAATCCATGCAGAAACAAACTGCTCAATGCCGTTTACCCGGTCAGAAGATAATGTATTGATTGAATCCGTAATAGGAATTGTAATCTCAATATCCGATAATCTTCTTGCATTATTTGGATATTCCACAACCGGAATAGCATTATTTCCGTTCAACCCACTACTTTTAATTTTTCCGTCAACAATTTCAAAATACTCTCTTTCCGTATAGCAAAAGTATATTGAATTATTGTTTACATCTTCTCTAATTTGACAAGAAAATGCGGGTTTTCTATTTGAGTAATAAACAACAAACGTATAGCGTGGGTCTTCCGAAAACAAAGCAAAGTCGCTTTCGTCAAGCAAATCTCCGTTTCCGTTGTCATTTCCAACAAATCTATAAGCCGTACCGCAAATACTTCGCCAACGGCAAATATCAATGTCTACTTCTTGCTTGCTTTCAGAATCCATCGTAACATTTAGCTCCGTAATCTCTTCTGATTTCTTATCGTCTGTTCCACGTAACACATATTGAATAGGCTCTGCACATATTTCAGCAGTTTTACGCTCAACAAGTTCATAAGCAAGATTTAAAACAAGTTTGTTGTTTACTTCCGGCCTATTTACCTTTTTACGGTATAAAATAGGCTGGTCTCCTCTGTAATATCTATCAAGGTAATTGATTTCTTTTGCATTCTGCGTGTGAATCGAAAGTGCCTTGTTTAATTCTTCGACAATATTTAATTTTGTAATTTTGGATTTATTTGTAAAAATTACTTTTCTTCCAAAATTGCATTGATTTACTGCCGTAAACGGTCTTATGTTTTTCCCATAATACTTAAACATTAAAGCACCTCACTAACAAAACGTCATTCCACTCGATGTTGTCCTTTGTACTATTTTTTTCAACTCTGTAGTTCCGGTATCTACATGGTAAACAACTCTTTTTCTGCATTTTTTGCAACTAACAGAAATATTCATACTGGAACGTCCATCCCATACGGCTACTTTTCTTCCACATCTTGGACAATATATCGTTTTTGGTTCCGTCATAAAAACCTCGTTTCTTGCAATAAAAAAACACCGCCTTTTTTTGGGGCAGTGTTTTATTTTGATTTCTTCATTTTATATTATATAATAATTGCTATATGACATACTATGACATATTATCAATCTTTGTATGTTTTTCCATATAACTTTTCAAATTCCTGCAATGCTCTTCCGTGTATTCTAATTGTTTGTCTCCATGAATACGTCATTTCATCTGCAATTTTCTCAAATGTCTTTTTTTCAATATACCGAGCAAACAAAATATGATAATAAGTTTCGTTGTCAATTCCATCAATTTGCGAAACAATAAAATTCTTTTTGTCTACATACGTGTCGATTAAATCATCCAATTCCTTTTCCATCTTTTCAATTTTGCAATAGGTCGAACCCATTTTGTCAAAGTTAGGACTTGTTTTTACTCTTTCTTCATTTTTTACAGCAGAAACACTTCGTGCCAGTTCTCTAAATTGCTGTATTTCAGATAACTTATTGTTTATCATTCGGTCAAGTCTACTAATTTGCTGTAAATATGTTTTAGTATCCATAATTTCTATAACCTCCTCTAAATGGGTTTTTTGGCACTTCTATTTTTGCCATACTCCAATTTCCCTCAATGAAGTATGCTAAAGACGCAAGGCAATCCGCCGCATCCTCATGTTTGTTTTTTCCAGTAACCGTAAAGCTATATAAATTTGTCATAAATTTTCTGTATTCATGACTTCGACATCCAACATCACGGAAATAAAACTCTCTAATACTTCCAGCCTTATCCCATATCCTTTGCGTTTTTCTCATGTTTGTAGGTGCATATTCAGAACGTAGATTTATTTTCCGTCCTTTTTTCTTTAGTAATTCTTCGATTTCATCCTTATATCCCTCTCCACCTTGGTTTGCTTCAAAAAATGCACTTCCAACGTCATTATCAATAATCATGTTTGCAACTTTAGGTTTTGTTATTTTCTTTTCACTGTTGTCGAAAACAACATCGTCAATGTAAATTGAACCATCCTCGTACATATAAGCTACCGCAAATGCGAGGAAATCTTCCCCGCCTAAAGCAACGTCACAAGCAGCACATATTCTGTAAGGTTCTTCTTCCGGCAATACACCATTGTAAAATCTCATGTGTTCTGGATTAAAAACTGCACCGTCTCTTTCAATTGGTTCCTGCTGATACTGTGCGTACCAAGATGCCATATCGTCGTTTTCTTCAAACTTTGCTCTTAACGTCCGATAGTATTGCGTTGTATATCCAACACCATAATCATAATCAAAGTTGCTTTCATCGTTTTCATCCAAAGCCGGTATCTTCAAAATTTCATATCTGATATTTTTTGCTTCTGGGTTATTCTGTAAGAAATCCAATCTATCACTATAAAGGTCGTGCAAACTCCAAATTGTACCATTATGGATTAGTTTGCACTGTTCCTTTTTACGTGACATTACATTATTGTCAAAGATAATCTGCTTTCGTTTGAGTGTGTCCGGGTTAAGCACATCTTGAATACCTTCAAGAATATCATCCAATACCATCCATCCGTAAGCGTCATATTCTCCATTAAGTCCACTTTCCAATCCTTTTCCAGAAAGTGTTTTGTACTTCTTTTTTCTCACAAGGTCTACTTTATGATTTTTTGAATCCGTATCAGCAACTTTTACTTTTGGAAATACATCGGAAAAACAATATGTTGGGTCTGTCCAGATTTCCATGACACCAGTTAAAAATGCTCCGCCTAATCCCTCTTTGTATGTCACATACAAATTGCTTTTTTCTGCGTCTTTTGCACAATGCCATGACATAGCAAGCGTTATTATCTGCGAATTATGAGTTGGAATCATAGTTTTTCCAATCATATATAATCCATCTTTGCTGTCAACTGTTATGCAGTTACCAGTTTTATGTTTGCTCTCTTTAATATCACAAATAGCAACTCTTCTTTTTTCAGAAAATTCGTAAATTTTCTTTCTATAAAGAGCACAAGGGATATGTTCTGTTGGATTAAAAGATATATTCCAATATTTTTTTCTGCCAACTATTCCGCTTGATGATGTTCTTGGCTCAATCTCTTGAGTGCAGCATCTCCATCCAAAAGAATTTATAAGAGTTTCAAAATCATTTTTCAATAACTTATCAGCGGTCGTAAATTGGTATCTGTTTTCTTTTTTTATAAAACAACCGTCTGTATCAATAAGACCCGCAAGCAATTCTAATCTTTGGTCTATTGACGCAGTTAAATAATCAACCGGTATGTGTTTAGGCATAGTATGTGTATAAAAACACATATTATAAAATCTTAATCCATCTACAAGTTTTCTTCCAAACCCATACGTAACAACCCCCGTTGTTTTATGTATGTATTTTCTTTCCACTTTGTAACCAAGCCTAACAATTTTATCTATTATTGCGTGGTCTTTTTTATCACCCGTAATAAATGGTTTTCTATTTGTACCATCTCCAAGCCAAGCACCAAGAACATAAGGAGGTACTTTAAGATTTTCCTTATACTCTCCATCCATCATTGGTTTGTGTGGTAACATGAAATTATTTCTATTTCCGTTTTTTAAGTGTCCGATTAGTTGTTTTGTCTCTACTGTTCTATATTTTCCGCTTCTTCTGTCAAAAACCGTCCATTCGTGGTTTTCGTGACAATCTATACTTTCTCCATTTGAAAGAAAAACAGTATGCGTTGTGTGGTGTTTTGGATGAACGCAAATTACCTTTACATATCTACCATCCAAACCAACAACCAAATCTCCAACCTTTAAATCTCCGTGTTTTTTCCAACCTTTACTCGTAAATACTGGTGTATCATCCGAAATAAGTTTTCCAACCCTTGGCGGCATGTGAATAAACAATTCGTCAAGTTTTCCATCTTCAAGTTCCTGCAACTTATCGGCAACTTGTTTGAGTGTTTTTCTTCTAGGCTCGTAAAATCTTTCTTTCTTAGGTCTGTTTTTTTCTATGTAAAGAATGTAACTATCAAGAATGTAAGGTGCTTCATAAAGCAGTAAATCGTAATATTTATCTAAAATATCATACGACTGCTTGTTTTTTTGAGATTGCGTTTCAAGCCAATTAAAATCAGCACCATTTGTAATTGATTTTATATACTCAAAAATCAGTTCTTTTGCTCTTGTAGAAACTTCCAATCCATATTCACGGTCTTTTCTTCCGCAAAGTATAATTTTACTTGCTTCGCAATATGCATCTATTACACTACGGTCTATTCCATTCCGTAATATGTATTTTTCGTATTCTTTTATATTTTTCTCATCTTCAATTGTATGCATTAAAAAAGCACCTCCACACAAGCAGAGATGCTATAATATGCATCCTGCCAATAATTTTTGTTGGTTAGGGGCTACGACCATTCCGTAGTCCGTAAATATTTCATTTTATATATAAATCAAATATCGGCACTGCATTTCTTGGCGATAATTTCGTTTCTTCATTCTCAAATGCTTGTAGATATTCTTTTACCTGTTCTTCACCATCAAATTTATAATCAAAATCTTTGTAGCCGAAAAGCATATCATCTGTTCCACAATGAAACATACCTCCACGCATAGCATTATATCTAATACCGTCCCAAGGTTTTTTCTCGCAAACTGAATAGCAGATATTTCCACAAACTTTCTGTATCATACAGAAGTAATTTTCAGAAACGCCGACAACTCGCATAGGTCTCTTCCAGTGATTTATTTTTACAAGTGTTCCGACTGTGATTGTGTCTAAAATATCTTTTGTTATCTTGGTGTAGTGTTTATACTTGGATTTCATGGCATCAACTCCTAAATTCTGCTTTCTCTAATTTTACCTATACGATTTAGCAACTTTAGAAAATAACTCCGTTTGTTAGCCGGCAATTTAATTATTTATTGTTCCATTCAAATCCAAAATCCGACCTTTTAATTTTGCATTGAGGAATACCGTCTTTCCAAAATACCAAACCCTCTATGTAATGTTCGGATAGATATTTTTTAATTCCATCAAAGGTTCGTTCTACTTCAACAATGATTCTTCCATGCGGAACAAGGTCATCATAATCTTTATTGTACGGGTTTCCATTAAAATGCTTTCCAACCGCTTCATACGTTCCATCAGTTAAAGGACTTAAACAACACTGCATTGCAGTATCATATGCTTTTATAAACCACTTATCCTCCGGTTTCTTATCATCAACTTTTACCCAACATGGAAAATGCCCTGTAATTGGGTCTGCCTTTTCCTGACATTTAATAGCTCCTTTTGGAACTGGTTTACCGTTCTTTGCGTCATATCTCTTGTAAAATTCTCCGTTGATAATCGCGCAACATGAACCATCAAATTTTACCGTTGCGACTCCATCTCCATTCAAAACCCATTCCATACCTTTTGTTACAATCGGAAGTGTTTCTACAACGCAATTGCTTATATATTTTCTTTCAAACAACGTAGGTATCTTTTTCATTTTTACTTCACTATCCTTTCCTCCGATAATCGGAAATTACTTTTCAACTAATTCATCTGCACGCCTTGTCATTTCAATTTGTGTTCCATTTTCATCTTTTGTACAAACAGAAATATATCTATTACATGAACTACGCGCATCTCCTCCAAGCCATATTTCCGTTTTATCATCATCAAAACTGTAACACTCTCTCATTTTTTCAATGCAATTATTCATTTCTGTTATTTTCATAATGACACACTCCTAACAATTTATCTTAATACCTTCTGTTAAAACTTCCGTCTTTTTCTCATTTAACATTGGTACATTGTTTTCATCTGTTTTTATCCAATTTGCATCAATTACAATCATTGGTTCTTCTCCTGCATGGGCACTGAAATGTAATTCAACATCTTTACCCGGCACTTTTTTACCATCAATAAATAGCTTTGCGGTTTCTCCGTCAGATATTATCTTGATTTTTTCTTTTTCAATTGGCTCGCATCCATATACTGATTTCAAAGATTCATTATACCATTCATCTATTTCCGCTATTACAGCCGATGCACGATATGTAGGCTTACTCATTGTCTTTGTTCTGCTACACAAAACCTCTTGATAATTCTCAATGATAAATTCGCAATCTTCTCCGTTGTACTCATAATCCTTGTAGAATTTCCAAAAAGACTTTATGTTTTTTATAAATCTAAATAGCATTTTCATTTTCACTATCCTTTCCAATAAAGCAAATCAACAACGTATAAAGGATAATCATATTCGTAACTTCTTTCCACCGCTTCCATTGCGTCTTTGTATGTTTTTGCAATTGCATATGGCTTTTTTGTTTCAATCGTAACAAGAACATATCTGTATTCTCCGTTTTTATCAAAATCTTTTTTTAAGTCTTTTAATGTTACTTGTTTTGATTTTCGTTTTCTTCTTTTTCTAAACATAAAACGCATAATTATCCATCACCTATTCAATACCCTTTCTGTGATTTCTTCACTAGGCAAAACAAAATTTTCTATACCACAATCATGCAATTCTCTTAATGCTTTTACACCCAAACTCAAAATCGCATTACTTTCCGAAATCATATTTGCAGGTATTCTATTATTTTCGTTGAAACAAGGAACCAATTTCCGTGAATCAATCTTACCAACCAATCTTACATCACTCATTTTTCATAAACCTCTCAAAATCTTCCATACACTCATTACATAAATCGTAGGTCATATTTAATATGCCACTTTTTGTGATTGAGTTCATACACAACAGCCCTACTTTTATCTCTTTCCCACACCTGTCGCAAGTGTGCCATTTTTTTTGATGTTTCATTCTTCCACCGCCTTTTAAACTAACCCTAGCATATGCAAAATTTTATGTTCACATATTTCCATCGAACCTTCTCTTGTGTGAATAAGGATTTCGTGCAGTTTCTCATATTCCGATTGACTACATTTATATTTATTAAAATTACTTGAAAAGCAATAATATAAACAATATCCGTATCCTTTTCCATCAATACTTCCACAAATATTCTTGCCGATAATATTATATTTTGACGTTTTCAAAACTTTTCTTCTTTTGTCTATGGAATATTCCTTTTCTTCTGCTTCTAATTTTTCTTGAAGATATTTCAAAAAAAATTGTATATCTTTTTCGGACTTAGAAACATACAAAATAGTTTTTTCCATCAATCCACCAACTTTCTACCGCACTTAGGGCAATTATTGATTTCATAATCAAAATCCATAAAACTATCTCCCGTTGCGAAATGTATATAAACACCGTGTTCATCTTTGTATATGTAATCTTTGTATTTTGTGCTTGTGTAATCTTTGGTATAAATGTTTTTGCAAAATTCACACATGCCTAATCATCCTTTCCAGTTATCAACTCGCTATGTGGTAATTTTTTAATAAAATCACAAAATATATGCCAATCTGGTAGTCTGTGATTTTTTCTCTGCTTGTAAATCGTCTTTAACTGCCTATAATTTGTTGTCATCCTCGCAGTCAACTCAAATCCAGACGGAATATTGTATAACAGTCGCAAATAATCTTCGTTGTCTTTTGTTTTCAAGTAAATTTCTTTCAATCTCTCGACTTCTTCGATAACTGCATCAGACACATAGTCGTTGCACATACACTTAATATCCATTTTGCTGATACAGTGCATTGTTGACTGACTCGATACAAAGTCAATAAAGTGGTATCTTTGCAATTCCACCCACGCCTTATTGCTGAATGTCAAATCAAACTGAACAATCACTCCGTTAAGGAAATTGTCATGCCCTGTGCCTATGTCACATCTTCCAAGATTATCAATTCTATCGGTAAATTTGTCATTCACAGCATTTATATCTACCGCAAACGGATATTTACTTGCTCTAAAACTATCTTCAATTCCAAAAACCTTGATATTTTCTATTCTTGCCATTTTACATCTCCAGTTATATTCGGTTTCTTGTGTTGGAAAGTATTATCCGGTCACTTATTACTATTCTGTCCATACTCTACCGTCAGACAACCAACACAAGCATTTTAATTATTTCAGCAAGGAATACCGAAACGCTTGCTTATCCGGTAGCGAACCGGAACATTGATGTGGTGAGGAATCGAACCTCACATGATGCCTTTGTCCATATCCTTTCGGCTCACTTTGGCATCGTACTTGTGGTTTCCTGCGTCTACCCTTTTCGCCACACATCAGCAAAGGCACCGATTCAAATGACTAATGGTTATATCGCAAAACAGGAAAGTTCTAGGTACCTTTGCATTGTATCATCCCCTCTATCAGGGAAACGCCGATATTTGGATTTGAACCAAAACGTCATAACGACTACTGACAGTTTAGCAAACTGCTCCCTTGCCTGATTAGGGTTATATCGGCAAATAGGTGTATTGCAATCCCATAAGGCTTACATTCCTTATTTGCAAATTTGGAACATTCTTACCTTTGGATATTTCCCTTAGAAAATTACACCTAATCGGCAACCGTGGATTTGAACCACGATTCTTTGTGTATAGTGGGATTCTACACAACGCATTATCCATTATGCTATCGCCGTAAGTACGGGTTGGCATACATGCATCTGTGTTTTAATCCGCACTGTTGCGATTCTTTTGCGTCCGGCTACTTTGGACACTGGGAACTATCGCAACGAAACCATAAACCCCACCGGACCTTGTGACGGTCCTTTAATCAGCTTTCCGCTAGTGGGCGAAAGAAGGTTCATGTCAAAGCAAAACATGAACAAACCATATACACCGAATTGCCGGTGTTGTATTCCGATTCGCTCTCGGCTAGAACGGATATACATTGCCCCTCTTTGTGATTCACACTCCTTATCACGTTTAAGAGTTCAAGGGATATGGTAAAACTCTTAATGAGTTATAAAATATATCGCCACAATGGACGTACAAAAATTGATTATTGACATTATTCTATCACGAGGTCTTTCGCCTAACACTATGTTCAAAAACGAAACTACCACCATGAATCCAAAATAAACCACAGCAATGTATCGAATCAAAAAACTAATCATCACGGCTCCTCCACTCTTCGCATCTGTGGTCGTATTCGACATAATCAGCTAGATAGTAACTGTCCATATTCTCGCACACATAACCATTCTCACGGCTATATGCAGCATATTTACAATTTCCACAACACTGTTTTTCGTTATCGTCCATCCTTAAAGTCCTCCATTTCTTTTACACTCATTCCAACAATTCCTGCCGAACCATCCGAATCCGTATTTTTGAAATGCTCTCCGTTCTGCGGAAACATGAAACGGAACATTGCGTAATTTGCTACGTCGCAAAGATATTCTGTGTTTCCAGTTTCTTCAAACTTCGCAAGACACTTTTTAAGACTTCCAATCGCATCTACATTTCCTGTTGCGAAATTCCTACTTGCCTTGCCATATTTGTAATAACTCTGACATATCAACGCTTTCCGCTTATCGTCAAACGCCTTTGAATATTCCGTTTTTAGCAATTCATTTTCCATTCTCAAAAACTCCTTTTTTATTTTTTCGGGAGTATGGGGGACTTAGTAGGCGGTTTTTTAATCCCACAATAGAGGGGTAGGGGGGGTAGGCTGCTAGTCCTCTGTTTTACTCGGTTCGTAAAACTACAATTATACGAACTTTTTCGCTTTTCCGTTGTTTATCCGTCTTTTTGTTCGATTTCAATGACTTCTTGTTCCGGATTTGTCAACTTTGGAAGCTCGCTATCTGCTAATGCTTGGCTGTTTTGGTTGCCGACCTGCACAGGTGCCGTCTCTGCCATACCGTAAGCCGCTTTTGCAATAAAAATTAGATTGGCGTTTGTTCCGATTTGGTTATGCAAGCGGTTAAGTGTAAATGATTTACAAATATTAAACCATTTTTTGACTGTGCTACCATGTGCAGTGCTAACCCTATACCTACCCATAGACCAATCTGTAAATGTATTTCTATCAATACCAACTAAAAAACTAAATACTTCCAGTGTTGGTAATACTCTATATTTAGCACATATACGGACATAAATATTAAATATATTATCCAGTAATTCTATATCATCATTACTAGGTTTTTGAATATTATCAGCAATATAGAAAATCATAGATACAAAGTTATCTGTTACGCTTTCTGTATCTCCATCTAACTCCGTGTCTATATACTCATCTACCAGCCTATATATGTCGTTCTGGTATACCTCAATACCTATCTCGCTTTTAACTGTATTACCTTTCACAACATCACCTCCAAATATCCAAAATAAAAAACGCCAACACAAGAAAAATAAAAAGTTATCCTCTTGCGTCAGCGTTTATATATGCTTCCGACTGTGTGCTACTGTTTCCAGAGCAGTAATTTAATATCTGCCCTTACTATACACGATATACAAGTTGTTGTCAATAATAAATTTATAATATTTATTTGTCGAGTTCGAGCCGTCTTTTATAAATCCGGGTGCGGCGTCGGGGAATCTGCCCGACTATATATATACTTATCTTTTCTAACCTTATCTTATCTATTCTATTCTATGTTACACTTTGGAAACGGATTGTCTATAAGTTGTATACAGTTCTGTTAGCAACTTGATTACAATTTGCTTACAAACTGATAACAAAAACGCACAAAAAAAGACGGCTAAAAAGCCGCCCTTTTTCTTCTGGAATCAAATTATAAACAATACTCAATAAAATACCATTTTCCGCAGACTTCAACCGCTCCCCAATCTGGAATAGGCGTTTTTGTTTCCACCATTCTTTTTACCTCGTCCGTGAATTTCTCTTCGTCATCCTCGTTATCTAAATATGCCCATTCTTTGAGGTAGTTTTCTAGATTTTCTTCTAAATCCTCGAAAACAATGGCGCCTTCTTTTAGACTTTTTTTAGCTTCCTCTTTTGTGCATCCGTCTGCCATGAGGATGTCAATATCTTCCGGGATTTCTTTGAATTCAAAAAATTCTACTCCATTATCAAATTCTCGTAAAAATTCTTTTAAGTCGTACAAGTCATCAATTTGTTCCCACTTGTCCCATTCGTCCGGAAGTTCGTTTTCATCCGGTTCGAAATAATTTTTTAGTTTTGCGAAACTATCAAAAATTTCGCTTTCTTCATTTGTTCTTGTGTCTGTAAATGTGTATTTCATATTTTCCACCATTCACGGCGCAAGCCGTGCCTTTCTTTTTTTTGATTGATTTATTTTTTTTGATTTTGAGTTTGGGCGGTGGCAAGTCCGCCCTTTCTGTACTCCGATTTACTAATCTTCAATGTTATTTTGTGTATCTTCGATAAGTTCATCAATAAGCCTTTCCGCTTCTTCAATGTTTTCTTCCTTTATGGACTTTTTTAACTGCTTCAACTGTCGCATAAGGCTTCTCAGATACCCCTTGAATACTGCCATATCTTCCATGTTTTCCCCCTTTCTCCGATTGGCTTCTCTTGCCATCCACCAAACGGCAATTAGTTCATTTCCTTTGAACTAATTATATCATAGTCTATTTTCGTGTACTTGTCAATAGTCTATTTTCATATATTATCATTTTTTTTATATTCCATGATTTCCCACGGCTGGCAATTTAACATATGGCATATATTGGCGATAACTTCGCAAGTTACATTTTGATTCTTTGCTAATTTTGCTACTGTGTTCGAGTGTATGCCGTTATTTCTCAACCATTGTTTATTATAGCCCTTTCTTTCTAGCAATTCCCACAAGCGAGAAAAATCTATAATTCCATTTGTGCCGTATGTTTTTTTGTTTATTGTTCCGCTCATTTCTTCGCCTCCTTTATATATATGATAATAGATTACTTTTTTTTTGTCAACGTCTATTTTTATGTAGCAATATGCACAAATATATATGTTTATTTTTGTGTATTATTACCTATCGTGTTTATGTCTATTTTCGTGTATTATATATGTATCAAATAAAAAAAGCCGCCCGGCGTTCCAAACCACGAGCGGCACCAATCAAAAAAAGAAAGGTGGTTATTTATATGTTTGTATCAGTTAAAAGCCTTACGGCTCTAATCGACCAAGATATACAATTTTATATTGAGGGGGTAGCAAGCAAGGAACAGCACAGCCCGGAAGAGTTTGAAAAGTGGCATAAGTATATAAAAAGCCGGCTCGTAGAACAACTTTCCAAACTGAAAAAAATAAGTTGCAATAAAAAATTGATTGCAACTTATGAAAATAAAATAAACGAGTTATTGAAATAGCCGAAACGCTCCCAAATGTGGAGCGTCCACCGCGGGACGGTCTCTCGGTGCTAATGAATAATAAAAACCGGATTTACTCCGGTTTTTTCTTTGTGTTTCTCTTATTATTTGCTTGCGTTTTCATATCAACCCATCTGCAATTAGAAGGTTCGTAATTTCCATTTACGTCTATGCGGTCAATCGTGCATTCTCCACGCTCTGCATTTTCATCATAACCGTTATTATATGCCCACTTGTAAAAATTTTCTATTTCGTGCCACTCTTGGCAAACTTTAATTCCCCTACCGCCATAATCTTTAAATGCTTTAGAATTTGGATTTTCGCATCTTTGAAGCATTCCATTCCATACATGATATATTCGTTCGTTACATAAGCCATGAACTATGTTATTTTTGTGTAAATCATCAAGAAAAGTTTTTGCGTGACATCCACAAGAAACAACACGACCGCTTTTTAAATCCCCTGCTGTCATTGTTTTAATATTTCCACAATCACATTTACACTCATACAACGCTTTCCCGTTCTTATCGCTTCCAACTCTTTTTATCACGGTAAGCATATTTATTTTCTTACCCGTCAAATCATTTTTGATTTTAGCAGTACAACCACAACTTTTAGTTTCTCCGTTCTTTAATCTATCGCCCCTTATTTCTTTTATTCTTCCACAATCGCATTTACAGACCCATTTTATAGCACCGTTCGATGCTCTCGAACCAGCACGCAAGACAACTAACTTTCCAAACTTCTTACCGGTCAAATCCATTGAATTATATAACTCTCCCATAATATAGCCACCTTTCAATATCAATTATGACTATATTATAAACCATAAATGGTTTTATTTCAAGATATAACTAAATCATTTTTGGTTTATTTCGTCATCTACATATTTTATAATATTCCCAGGTTGCATATCAAGTAATTTACACAACTGTTCTAATGTTTTGATGCCAACCATTTCTCCATTTCTAAATTTTTGCATTGCTGATTGGCTTATTATTCCATTTTTTAATATATTTGTGCTATTATACCCAGCTTCTTTTAGTGTCTCAATCACATCTATTTTATATTTAAGCATAGTTAAAACCTCCTTATGATAATTATATAAATTTATATATTCTAAGTCAATAAAATAATCCAAAAAAAGTTTAATTCATATATTGACATTAAACCATATTTGGTTTATTATAATGACATAGAAAACAAATAAATTATAGGTTCTGATGATGGCAGACCAGAAAACGAAAGCGAGGTTTTGAACATGGAAAAATATATCATGGTTGCAACAAATGAACAGATAGAAAGAAGCAAGGCGCGCAGAAAAGCCATTGAATCATTGGAGTATAACCCAATGTGCTACAACTGTAAGAGTTTTGGCAAGTCCTGCAAAGGCTCGATGAATAAAATATATAGCGGATGTGTACATAGAGAGGTTGACGAATCGAAACCATCTATATATGCGCAGATTGAAGAACGGATAAAATAGTCGAAACCGCCCGCCGTGGCGGTCTGGCGTAGGATTGCAACCTTGCCACTGATGAGACAAGCACACATAAAGGAGGTTTTCACATGATTATTAAAGCAAGTGATATAAAAATAGGCACACAATTAGCAGAGTCAGACGGCTTTCTGTTTGATGTTGTAGAAATTGTAAAAGAGACAGAAAAAACTGTAACGGTTCGCCTCTGCTCCGACTTTTCGAGTTTTCCGGCACACTGGAGAACACAGAAAGACGGGACGCCGGGCGGAGTTATTAAGACTTTTAGAAAATCAACTAAGTTATACGGCGTTAATTAGTCGAAACGGTGGAAGTTCCACCGTCTGCAGGAACTGCCCCACCTGCACCGATGAGACAGGGCGCATGATGAAAGGATGGTTGATATTATGACAAAAGCGGAACTGATGAAAGAATTTGACGAACTGGAAAAAGAAAAAGGCGTACGCATTGAGGGCATTTACTGGAATAGCAAGAAAAGCACCATTGAAAACGCTATAGAATGCCTAAAATGCCCGGATGAACTGTTAGATAAATATTTGACCGTTGTAAGTCTGAAATATGAGAATACCGGGCGCGTGATTGCTGAAAATGGAGATTTTAAGCACCACAGCCACAACCGGCTTTATGTATTTAACACAGCTAGAATGATTTTAGCAAGTTAGGCAAGCGGCGGCGTTTACCGGGGTCCGATTCCCCGGCTTGCTTTTCCCTTTTGAGGGATAAAACAAAAAATAGGAAGGTGGTTATTTTATGAAAAAAATAGCTGGATGTTTTACGAAAATAGGAGAATCAAAAAACGGCGTTATTGTCGGAACTATTGGAAAGTTGACAATTCCGACATATGAAGAAATTCTAGAAATTGCCAAATTTTACAGCATAAACACGACGCCGGGCGTTTTTGGTTATCATCTTATAACCAAAGATGGAGCCGAGAAATATAGCAATTTACCAGTAAACAATTATAACAATTTTATAGAATTTCTTACACTGTAAGAGATGGCAAACGCAAAAGCTGCGCCGGTTCGTTGCCGGCGGTTGCTTTCCAATATTTAGGGCAAATAAAGCAGAAAGGGGGCGTTATTATGTGGCGGGTTAGTTGGTCCGGAAGTTTTTCGGAGTTTTGCCGTACGTTTGAGACAGAAACAGAAGCAAGGAAATTTTTTGATTCTGTTATTGGTAAAAACAAAAAATTGTATCACAATTAGCCGGATGCGTTCCGGCTTTTTGTCGTGCGCTTTGCCTGCTTTTGGTAGGTGTGCGCCCTGCTGCCGTTTTGCTTTTCGCAAATTGTCGGCGGTGTGTTTGCGATACCAAAAAACAAAAGGCTGTTTTTCCCCTGCCGGATGTATTCCGGTTTGGTTTGGATGCAAAAATACATAGCACCTTGGCAACGCCTTGTATTAGCCGTATACTGATTTTATATATCTATAGCAAGAGTTTATAGGCTAACGAGATAAAAAGGCAAAATAGGAGCCTTGGAACGTCTCACAAGGGCAAACCTTTATTTAGTGTATCTGAAATCAGTAAAGTAAAAAACAGTGCAAAAACTGTTAATATAAATCAATTTGAAAAAATTCACCCTGCAACTATAAAAATAAGTAACCCCGGGGGGTATCAAAAAATTTGCATTATCGGGCGAAAATTCCGAAATCTCAAAAAAATCTCTCTCCAACCTTGAAAATTTGAAAGGTAGGGGGGTATCAAAATATTTTGCTTACCGGGTGTAAAAAGAAAGGAGTGTTCATCATGAACAAAAAGACAAAAGCATTAGACAAGGAAACCTACAAAGAAATCATAACCGCAATCCGCAAAGGCTTCAATTACGGCGAACACGTATTCAAGCCAAACAAACGGCTTGCTACATTGTTGGTAGTGCAAGCCAACATAGGAGTTAGAATCTCTGATATACTGCACCTTACGCTTTCAGACGTGGTATACGAGAGCGGTCGCTATCATTTGGATATTGTAGAGCAGAAAACCGGCAAGGGAAGAAATTTCACGGTTCCAACTGAATTATTCCAGTTCTTAAAGCAGTACACCGAGGATAACGGCATTGCACCAACCGCAAGAATCTTTCCAATCAGTGAAAGAGCCGTACAGAAACAATTGAAGATTGTAGCGGATTTCTTTGGAATTGACGGAATATCAACACACAGTTTTCGTAAGTTCTACGCTACGGAAATGTACCTTAACAACGATTATGATATTGAGTTGGTGCGTCACCTGCTACAGCACTCATCCAGTTCCACAACGCAAAGATATATTGCAATCAGCGAAAAGCGTGTTGAGAACGCATTGAAAAATCATTTGTGTATCATCTGATTGTATGTTACACTGTAAAGGTCTAAAGCCAATATAATACGGCAACCATTTATTTCTCCCCCCGGTTGCCAATTAGACAAAAAAGTAGGAGCCTTTTCCATAATTTAGGCTCCTATTTCTTATTTATTTCTTATTTTTCTTCCTTGCAACGTGTTCTAGTATGGTTTTCTCTGCTTCTTCTCTTAGTTCCGCAAAGTACGATACAACTTCCATAACAAACCTTGATTCGTAACCTTTTTCGTACTTATAGAGTATCTTGTAATCATCTACATTGTATGATTTCCCAATATCCAAAAGAATCTTGTGGTACAATCCTTTTCTCGTGAGTTTGTATTGCTTGCAAAGATACTCAAAGTTTGGTTCCATTTCTGCAAGCCATTTATCCTCTACGAGTAGCGGATAGGTTTTGCGTTCCGGAATCTCCTGCTTTACTTTGAAGTACGCTTTAACAAGTTGCCGTTGCACATCCCATGATAAATCGTCTCTTAAAGACTTTACCAACATGAGATAGCCGGTTTCTGTAACAAGGATTCCAGACGGTGCTTTTTCATTAAATCCATATGTCGGTACGAAATTCGTTCCGACATCTTCTCTTGTTACAACAAAGTAATCTTCATTTTCGATAAAATGCTTTTTATTCCTTGTAAAGTTTCTCTTTGCTGTTCCCTTTGGTCTTTGATGTACTTCATCAATATCCTTAAAAGTAACAACTCTCTGACCGTCATACTCCCTTATTTGCATTTCGGTGTTCTCAATGGTAATTACTTCGTTCATTAGCAAGCACCACCTTTCTCTGGGAAGAAATCAATCTTTCCGTTTGTCAGAAATTTAGCACAGTATGAAAATCCTGCAATGAACGATGCTTCTTGTACATCTGCTATGCCATCGCGAATTGATTCATCTATATTCTGAAACAGGCTCGGGTTTAATATGTCTCTCAAACGAGCAATGGCGTCTTCCGCTGTTTCCCAGTTCTTGTTGATAATACAAACTTCCTCGGAATTGTTCATGTCTTTTGTGTCCATAAAGTTCCGATAAGCAATTTTTAATAATTCTTCCATGTTTTTTCCTCACTTTCAAATAATGTTTGATTTTCTGTAAGAGGTATGCTATAAATATAAATAGACATATCTCTTGTTTGGTGTGTCATTGTAGCGGTTTAGGTCTGTCAAAACTTTCAAACCGCTACTTTTTTTGTAAAAGCAAATGTATCCCTTGTCGCATTGCTTCACCTTTGGTTATCTTGTGTTCCTCGCAGTATTTTTTTAACTTTCGTTCAGTTTCACTATCAAGGCATACACTAAACCGTTTAGTTTTTGGGTCATTCACTTTGGGTCTTCCTACTGTGCTTATTGTTTTTCACCCCTTTCTAATTTTAATCACACCTTTATTATATTTATATCACACCAAAAAGTCAACCCCTAAATGCAAAAAAATAGAGACAATATAAAATTATACTGTCTCTATCCAATAAATCTAGTTATCAAGCATTTCATTTACTCTCTGCATATTATCTCCAGTATCATACACAATCACGCATGACCTGCCAAAATAAAAAACTGCTAAGAATATAATGCAAATCAAAATAACTATCAAAAGTCTTTTCCACATATGAATTACAACCTTTCTCTATACTAACTAAATAAAATACCGCTCTTCATTATATACCAAAACACAGAAAAACAAAGGATAATAAGAAAAGAAATTAAGTTATCTTTCGTAAGATTCTTATAATATTGAACATCATATCCCTCGTTTGCTCTAAATGAGCTATAGCATTTGAAACCAATCGTCCAAGCAAGCGGAATAAGTGCCAATAGATAATATTCTTCGACCAATATTCCAACTAAACTAATAACATTGGTTACTGCCGCTAACATATTTGCAATGAACGAATTCTTCAATTCCTTTGATTTGTAGATTATATAACCACAATGTGGACAACTATCTGCCGTATCACTTACCTGACCTTTGCACTCCGGGCATTTAATCAAAGCCATGAGCAATCCCTCCTCTTTTATTTTTGATTGTATATTATCATATTTGACTATATTTGTCTATAATGCAGTTCTTAATGTTTGGAATACATTGTTTGTTATGCTAATTATTTCATCTGCGTATGTTGCCAAAAAGTCGCAAAACATTTCTTCCTGCTCCAAAGTCATATCAATTCCGTATGAAAACATTGCGCTATGGCATATCTCATGTAGCAAAACTTTGCGTAAAAAACCGCCACGCAAAATATTTGATATATAAATTGTTTGATTATTTCTATCGCACATTCCGCAAGTATAACTTCCGTCACTTCTTTGTAGCATATTGCTATACGGTGATACTGTTACTATATTCCAAACAAAACCATTCATAGTATACAATTTAACCACTCCAATCAAAAAGGGGCAATTACGCCCCCCTTAATTTGTTTTTGTTAAAACTTCTGCAACAATGTTTGCATTTTGGTTTTAAGTAAATTTTTTTCTTCCTGCGAACTATCCGCAATCATTTCCGTAATGTCTTTTGATAATTCACCCATGTACTTTTCTAACTCTTTCATTTTGTATTGCTTATCCGCCGGTGTGTCTGCTTTGTGCATTTCTTTTGATTCCATGTACGACATACGGCTCAATCCGCTTCTGCCCTCTCTGGAATCTCTCATCTTCATGTTTTTATCCATTCCGGTATCAGTGTAATACATAAGACCGTCTCTGTTTTTATCCATATCTCTGTACCATTCCGGGTCATGTTCTCGGTACATTTCCGGCGTCATATGGTAGTATAGTTCGTCATATCCTCTACGGTACGTTCCACGTCCTTTCGGAGCAAATCTTCCGTCAGCGTATCGGTATTTGTCATAAAATCTTCTTCCGTCTCCGTAACGCTCAAACATTTCAAGCGTTTCTTCCAAGTTTGATTCATCCATTGCCTTTGTCAAGGTTCTGTAGTACATTGCTTCCGACAAATCTTTCATCATGTCTACTACTTTTCCCATTTCGCAAGTATCAACATTTTCGATTCCAGATTCCATTTCGCTTTTGGCACATTCGGAAAGTTTTTCAATCATACAATGCATTCTTTTAATATCCATCTCAATCACCTCCACCGGTTGTAACAATAGTTCCATCACCGTTTATTGCATTTAATCTGTTGTCTGGAGCGCAAGCAATTCTTCCAAGCAATTTGAAAACACCGCTATTTGACGTGGTTTCAACTTTTGTACTGTACTTTGTTCTTGTTCTGATACTACAAGCCGTTGCCTGCGTACAATCACATTTTGTCAATGGGTAAAGCACCGCTCCAGTTCCAATCTGGATATATACCGGGGCAGAGATTGTTGTTTCTGCCGGAATGTTCTGCGCCACAACAATGCAATATTTTGAACCATCGTTATAACTTCCTTCCGGAATTCTGATAACAAGACCAGTGCCGGCAGTAAATGTAACTGCCTGACTTATAATCAATTTCTTGCAAAGTTTGCATACGTTTTTACAATTACTCATAATATACCTCCTAAAAATCAATATGGGATAAGCCATAGACCTATCCCATAGAGTAATAATCAGCCTAGTTCGGCGAGTTTTTCTGATATTCTGTTTTGATTCTTCTGTATATTAGCAACAACCGCAACCGTTGTTAAGACCTACTCCATAAGCGGACTGGTAAGGTGAGCAAGTGATGTAAGCTGGTACGGCAGTAGGTCGCAACTGGCTTACAAGATACTGGTTCTGCTCTGCCTGTGAAGCCGCCAATTTAAGGTTCTGATTTTCAGTCTGCAAAGTAGACAATTTGTCGTTTACAAGGAAGTCAAGGATGCTTCTTGTGTTTGCGTTCTGATTGTCGATAATATCTCTTGTATTGTTGCACATAGAGTTCTGGAGTGCGTTTGTCTGCGTTGAAATGTTGTAATTCACGCCCTGAATAGCTTCTCTTGTTGCACAGCAGCAGTCGGAAATCTGATGAGATACGTCATTGAATCCCTGCTGGTTCTGAAAACCAAGCGTACAGATTGAGTTATCAAGAGTTCTGAAATTGCTGTTGATTGTGTTGTTCAGCGCATAGTTACTGTCTGCCAGTCCGTATGTCTGCTGGTCGAGTTTGCTAATAAGCGTCTGCTGGTCCACTGCGGCTCTAACATCTGCCTGTGTAGCACAAGGAACGGATGCTCTGTCACCACCGTTGCCGTAACCGCCGCCAAATCCATTACCCCATCCGCCAAAAATAGCAAACAAGATAATCAAGACCCACCAGCCGTTTCCATCGCCCCAGCCGTCTTTGTTGTTTCCTGTCACTGCCGCAATATCGGCAAGACTAGGTGAATTTCCGTTAAACATTTTGTTTACCTCCATTGTTTTATTTACAAATGGGAAACTAGTTTTAAGTGCACAACCCAAAATGTACTAACGTAAATTGCATCTTTGAATAATTGATTTTCTTATTTCATCCGGTGTAGTTCCTTTTTCTTTGCAGACGTTTTCTGCAAATTCCTGTAACCCTCTTGAATCTCCATTTCTATACATCTCAATAGCATTTTTCGCCATAGGGTTACTCATAACTTCATTGTTTTTTGTGATTTCTTCTAAAAATTTCTGTGGATTTCTCATTGCTTTCATAAAACTAATTGGATTAAGCATCTGTATCACTCTCCTTTTTAGTCGTAGTCGAAGTTTTAGTGCTTCTAGTCGAAGATTTAGTCGAAGTTTTAGTCAAAGATGATTCCAAGTTAGAGATTTTGTTTTCTAACTCATCGAATCTTTTCATAATTACTTCTGTGACCTCTTCTGATATGTCTATTTTGCTTTTTGTGTTGTCCTGTGTCGGATTGTTAGGTTCTGTATCTAAAACTGGCTTAAAAGTCAAAATATGAGTTCTCCCATTTGCAAGCCATTGTTTTCCAAATATTTCTGTTCCGTCTGCTTTTGGAAAATAATATATATTCCCATCCATCGGAATGTCTGTTGCTTTTACAACGTCAATGCTATCAACAACTTTTCCAATAAAACTTGTCTGTTGTGATGTTGCCTGCATTTGAGAGTTCTGCATAGGTGGTTGTAAGTTCTGCTGACAATTTTGCAAAAAGTTCATTCTTTCTGCGTATGGATTTTGAACATATCCATTATTCATCGGATAAAAGTTCTGATAATTTTGCATCCGGATTCTCCTTTCTTATTTTACCAATAACATTTTCAAACACGCTAACGGCTGTAGCCTGCGTTCCAATAGGTATTTTCTGCATTTCATTTTCGCTAAAAATCATTTCAAGAATCTCGTCTTTGAACATATCAATCACTCCTTACAATTAAAACTTACACCAAAAAAAGACGGATAAACCGTCAGAAATCATTCAAAATTTATTCATATGTATTATTGGAAACAATGCTCTTTTCTTACAATCACGTACTTTGTTTAGTGTAAAACAATGTATTAAAATATTTACACCATTTATACACCATTTTCATAAAAAATATAGTTATTTATAGATATTTATGCGAAAGTTAAAAATCCTCTATATACCGAAAACAACGCATTTTCGCCTTTTTGAACATTTCAATTTTCAAAGGCGGCGAAATGGTTCGTCAGATGATTAAGAAACAGGAAGAGAGCATGAAATAATCGCAGCCTAAATGCGAAATAAAATGAGACAGCCGCTTCGCCGATGAAAATCGCCTAGCGGCTGTCTCTTTGTTCTAAATCCATTTGTATCTGTTCTAAATAATGGACAAATGTTCCTGAATAGGTGGAAATTTCATATGCGGGATCTAATTCCTCATATTTGAAATGCTTTGCTCCACCCTCTTCCATCCGTATCCAAAATTCATCTAACTTTGCATACGGCAGATACATAAAGGTATCTTTTGCTTTGAAATAAATCAATAAAAAAGCAATGCCGTCCTGCTCCTCAAACTCTTTCATAAAGCGAATCTGATGTTCATGCACATTCGCAAGTGGAAACCGATCGGTCGAACATTCCTTCGCATCAAAACATATCGGAATCCCCTGAACAACCCCGATGTAATCCACCGTACTTTTCTGTTCAAAGTAAGCAAGCGTAATATGTCTTGTTGTCTGGTCTATCGTAATCGGTTTAATCGGCGTTGGCACCTTCTGTACAAGTGCCAGTTTCTGCGAGCGGTATTTATCATTCGTCATATTTACAAGTTCTTCCAAAAAAGAACCGCGAAGTCCTCTCGAATTCCAGGTTGCCATTAATTTTTCTCCCGGTACACAGTTTTATGTGCAATTTCGTCTGACTTTTCTTTTCCCTCAAGCAGCTCCAATAATTTCAAACCAAAATCCATCGTTGTTCCAAGACCGCGGCTTGTCACAATATTACCGTCAACAACGACCGGCTCACGAACTACCGTTGCACCAATCAAATTCTTTTCATGCTGTGGGAAACTGCATGCCGTCTTTCCTTCTAACAAACCATATTTACCAAGAACTCCAGGTGCCGCACACACGGCTGCAACAATTTTTCCGGCATCATTCATAGCAAGAATTGCCTTTCTGACTGCATCGCTTTCACCCAAATTAATGGTTCCCGGCATTCCTCCCGGAAGAATGATGGCGTCATAATCAAGTACATCCACTTCTCCTAAAACAGCGTCCATTTCAACATTTACGCCATGTGAACTTCTCACAAATTCATCTTCTGTAATTGAAGCCATCGTCACTTCCACACCGCCCCGGCGCAGTAAATCAACGACTAAAAGCGCCTCCACGGTTTCATATCCTTCTGCAAATAAAATCACTGCACGTTTCAT